GTGGGTCATAAGTTCGAGTCTTATAAGGAGTACGATGGTTTGTATACACTAACTTTCACCCATGAAGGATTGTAACCTCTTGCACTAGCAAAGTTACTTTAGTAGATTCAATAAGAACGGTTGTATTGGCTGATAGACTACTATTAATACCAGATGTTCCTGCTGATTACAGGTAATCAAACATCTGGTATTTTCAATGTAAATTCTAATAAACAATTATATGAAGAACTTTGAATACATAGGCTTATTTCTCACAGAAGAGAGTAAAGCTGAATTGAAAACTTGGTTGATTAATTCTAATTATCAACCTGAAATATTGAAATCTGAGAAGGAGTACTTAGACCATTGTACATTATTACATAGGTCTCAACTAACGTGGGATAATAGTAATCTTCATGATTTTCTAATAGATAAATTACATGAGGATTTTGAAATAAAGATTATAGGGATAGGAATATCTGATAAAGCTATGGCTTTTAAAGTAAATATATTCCCCTTAGTATCTGTAAATAAAATCCCACACATAACTATTTGTACATTCAATGGTGGTAAACCAGTAGATAGTAACTATATTACTGAGTGGAAGGATATTGAACCTATTACTGTTGAAGTTAAACTTGAAAAGAGATGAAAGTAATAAGGATATACTCCTGTGGTGAATGTCCTTATTGCAGGAGTAAAACTATAAGGAATAGTAGAAGGCACACTACAAGGTATTGTACTTTAATTAAACAATATATTAAAGGTCAATCAATACCTGTAGAGTGCACTTTGAAGGAACAATAAACTAATTAAAAAATAGTAATATGGTAATAATTATAGTATGGATTACAATCCTTATGTGTGCAATTAGTGCTATTGCACTTTACATAGTGAAAGGCAATAGTGTAAAAAGTAAGAAGGATGAGACTATTAAAAATAAGTTCTCAGTTATACTAGATTGTGAGTTTGAATCTTTCAAGTATAGAGTTTACTTCAATAACTACCTTATTGCAGTATGTTGTACAAAGGAAGAAGCAATTGAGTATATAAATAAAGTCAAAAAGAATTGTGAAGGAATGAAACCTAATGGTGCTATTTATGAAGAATACATTAGTTAGATACTGGTGGAATGTCAAGAGTTGGTGGTTAGTTATACCAGACTTAGGCAAGATGATTATTGTACTTATACTGATATGTGCTATACAGTTGCTTATAATGTATAGCATATTTGGTATCCCTGATTGGTTTGAGTGGTATATTAGTAAGTGTAATCTTATAGATTTGTAATATGGAAGATAATAAGAACTGTGTTATTCTTTCAAAGAAAGAATATGATGAACTGAGAAGCCAGAGTAATATACCTCGCCTTAGTATAGTTATTGATTTTAATTATAGGTGGAGAGGTACGAGTATTCATGTTGGTGGAACATTAGACCCATCTGAGAGATTATACTATCAAATCAGAAGAATCTGTAGTGAGATATTTGAGAAAACTCATAAGATTGTGAAGGAATATGGTGATGAAAGACTGTCTGCACTTGATGAGGCATTGAATATCATCAATGTATTTGAGAATCTTCCTTGGTGGAAAAGAATATTTTATAAACCTAATTATTTCAAACGATGAATATAGCAGAAATACTTAAAGATGCTCCTAAAGGTACTAAATTATATAGTCCTTTATTTGGAGAAGTTGAACTTAAAAGTGTAAGTGACGGCATAATAAAAGTTAAATTAGGGGCGTCAACCTCTGCCTTTTGTAAAGATGGTAGATACTATCAAAGTTATCCTAATGGTGAATGTTTGTTATTTCCTTCTAAAGATAAAAGAAACTGGGATAATGTTTACTTTTTGAAGGATAAAGCTCCAGTGATGGTAAGTGATGATGGTTATGATTGGAGACTTAGAAATTTTCGTGATAGCCATGTAGCAAATCTTCTAGATAAAGATGGTAACATAGTAACTTATTGTCACTGGAATTATGTAGTTCCAATTAGTAGATTTAACTTTGAAGACCTACACAGTAACATACTTAATGCATTACAGTAATGAAAGTACTAAGAAGAAAAGGAAGTAAAGTATTTATGTTATTTGCCTCATGTAGTGGTAAAGAACTTAAAGTGTATAACCGATGATTACACTATTATTCGAGTTTATCCTTCTAGGATTAGTGGGAGGATTAATAGGGCTATTCTATAGGAATTGCCTTAAAGGAGAGAATCAGATATTCAACTTCATCTACTACAGATGGTTGAAACCTTGGGCTGAGATTGAAGATGACCTATGGTGCAATGAGTGTATTAACATAAAGCCTAGAAAGATTGATAGATTCAAGGCTTGGTTAGCATATCCATTAGGTTATTGCATATACTGTAATACTACAAGCATAACAATTATTCTATGTATATTATATCTATCATCATGGGAAGTATTACCTACATGGCAGAATATAATAATAGGAGTAATTGCAGCTATAGGAGTACAACATTTAGTAGTGTTAGATGTAAGTAAGTATTTAATGCATAAACATCCTGATTTTGACAATGAAATATGAATATGGAAGAGACTGCATCCCAGAAATCTGGTATAGCTGATATGTGGGATGACAAAGCAATAGAGATAACTCAAGAAGAGTTGACTATTGAACCAATAGTATTGGAACCAATTGAGATTGATTTTAGTATCAATAAGTAACATGAATAATACAGTTAAAGTAAATCTTTCCATTAAACTGCCAGGCAGTGTAATGTTAAGTCAGCAGGCGGCTGAAAACACACCAAATAGTTTTAATGAGTTTAAAATAGAAGTATCTGGTCCTAAAGGTGAAGACAGGGAAGTTCTTACTGTTCAAACCAGAAAATGTGCTCCTGCAAGTCAATCATTGAACATCAGCAAAGATGCTTATGATGCCATGATTGATAAGGAATTATGCCCTTATTGGTGTAAAGCAGGAACTTGGGCTGGCATGAATGATAAGATGAGACTTGAAGCTCACTTGAAGAGGATTGCTGAAGGGCTTGGTGGTACTTCATTTACCTATCAAGTATTTGAAGATTAAGTTTTGTTTTTGTTTTTCGTTTTGTGTTTTAATTTCAATTTTAAAAGAGCTTGCTTGTGAAAGTAGGCTCTTTTTCTTTTAACTCATTAAATTTAAAAGATTATGGAGAAAAGAAATATTAGTATTAGCTTAGAGAAAGCCAGAGAGTGGTATGAAGGTGGGAACATAACACTTAAACAACTAGCTCTTGAAGCTTACTCAGAAGAAGAGCTAAAGGAGGAAATAGCCTACTCAGACATACTTGATAAGCTGCGAAGAAGTGGTAAGTTGGTTACATGTCAAACATCCATCAGTGGTATTACCACAAGTAGTATAGAGAAGATAAAGGTTCTTAGTAAGTTATACAACATAGCTGCATACTTCAATGGTGATTGGGTTCCTACATATGGTAAGGATAGTTACTATATTTATGAATCTCATAAAGTTATAGGGGTAGCTTGTAATAATTACCTATTATCATCAGTACCATACTTTAAGAGTAAAGAAGATGCCCAGAAAGCTATAGAGATGCTCAGTTCTGATGAATTGGATGCCTTGTTCAAGTAAATGAGGGGGGGGGGATAATAATATGCAGTTAATCCATTTCAAAGAAGATACTAATTGTGCTTATCCTGTAGGAGCCTCATTTAACAAAAATAGAGACTACATAGTTGAAGTAGCTCGTACTATCCACACTATAGCAGGAAGAGAGAGGTCTGTTGCATTAATATGCAGAGGTACTTCTGGTACTATATTAGCTGGAGCTGTTGGGTATATCTTAAAGAAGAAACAGCATGATGTTAGTATTATAGTATCAAGAAAGCGTGAGGAAAGTTCACATGACTATAATATGTCAGGTGTAGAATTTCTTCAATCTACGGATAGACCTTTCTCTGTAATAGTAGATGATTTCATAGATACTGGTAATACTATAAAAGCTATCTTAAAGGATGTTGATTCTAATGTCACTTTGCCTGTATTAGATATGCTATGTGTTGATAACTGTCTAAGTGATAAAAAAGTAGAAGAACTCCCAATTATATATGAACTCCTTCAGAGATTCAATTATGTACTATGTAACAAAGCAAGAGAGAAAGATAATAATAAACCTATATGATGTATCTTAAAATATTAGTTATTGTATCACTAATAGCTTATATAACCAGTAGAATAATTAGATATAAACCTAGATTTGATTTAATTCAATCTAGGGATAAGTATCATTTATTCTTCTGGTTTAATAAGTATGATTGGTTAGGTAACTGTAGTAGAACCTACATAAAACTATTTTAATATGAGTTATGAACTTAAAATGCAAGGAGTAGGCAATGGTAAAAGGTCAAGATTATACAAGAAGACTAAAAGAGCTTCTATGAATAAGGTAGTAAATATGCTCAAATAAGAAATCTTCAAGAGGTATTTAATGAGTTTATACATCAACGTGATAACTATGCTAATCGTGGTCTTAAGTTTGGTGGATTCTATGTATCTAATGGTATTCTCAATTATAAGGCATCTAAGAAGAGGGTAGAACTATTTAATAGGTCACATGTAGAGTATAACCGTAGCCATTTTCCAGACTCTGAGACTATGAAGAATGTAACTCTTGTCTTAGGTATAAGAGGTCCACAACTGCTCACTAAAATGTGGGTAGTAGTTAAAGGTAACCTTATGCTTTTGCCAGTGTATCTTGTTAGTAGTATTAGATGGGAATCACTTCAAGACCCTAATGATAAAGCAATAGGAATCTATGGAAAGAAGGCTGTTGAACAACTAAAAGAGTTTGTTATAGCTAAGGTAGTTGGGTATGGTTCTCAGTATGCAGTTACTGTATGGAAATCCTCTACTTATAAGAATTGGAGTATAAACGATTACTACTATTATGTAGTTAAAATCTCAGATATTGAAGCATACAAAAAAGAGAAATATAAATTATGAAATAAAGAAGATATGCAAGTATTAAATCTAGTTAGACCAGAGAAAAGTGATATTAAGTTTGAGATTATCACATTCCCTGATGGTGAGCCTCATATCAAACTTGAGGGTATTGATAGAAAAGATAAGGTTATTGTGGTATGTAGAATTACAAGTCCAAAAGACTTATTTATTCTACTACAGATAGGAGATATACTGAATAGGCATGAGGTTACATTTGCTTTGCACATATATTACCTTATGTCTATGAGAATGGATAGAGTTATTAGCTTTAATGAAGCCTATTCATTGAAGGTAGTGTCTAATCTCATTAATAGTATGAATCCAGAGTCTGTAAATGTGCTTGAGCCTCATTCACACAAAACAGAAGCTCTTATTAAGGAGTTTTGGGGTTCTTTAGAGCCAAGAATACCTAACTTCACTGGTTACATTCCAGTATATCCAGATTCAGGTGCAGTTAATAGGTATCAAACCTTGGGTGAAGTTCTTATGTGTAGTAAAACTTGTAATCCAGACACAGGTAAATTAGAAGGATTTCATATAGAGAATCCTGAATTACTTCAAGATGAAGATTTTAAAGACTTTCCTCTTGTAGTTATGGATGATCTATGTGATGCAGGTGGAACCTTTGTAGGGATTGCTAACAAGATTAGAGAAGTTAATCCTGATAGGAAGTTAGCTATCTATGTAACTCACATGGTTAACCCCAAAGGTATCACTACTCTCAGTGAGAACTATGATGAAGTGTACTTCACTAATTCATATGCAGATTGGGATGAATACATGAAATTACCTGATAATGTAAGAATCATTAAAGTTATCTAATCATGAAACTAAGAGATTTTATTATTGTGTTTATTGTTATATGGATAGCAGCACTTACAGGGTTGATCTTTCATATATTCAATATAGAGAAGAAGCCTCCTGCATATTATGTTAAGTTAGAGCAACCAGAGTTTCTCAATGAAGAATTGAATGATAGTACATTGCTAAAAGCTCTTGTCTATTATGAGATTAAGGAACCTTTGATAGTATTGGCACAAGCTAAGCTTGAGAGTGCTAATTATAAATCAAGGCTATGTAAAGAGAAGAATAACATCTTTGGATTGTATAATAGTAAAGCTCAACAGTATTATAACTTTGACCATTGGATCAATTGCATCATAGCATATAAGAATATGATAGAGTATAAGCAGAAAGATGGTGAAGACTATTATCATTTCTTACTTAGAATTAAATATGCAGAAGATATTGAGTACATTAGTAAAGTTAAATCAATTGTAAGTAAATTACCTCCGTAGATATGAATAGAGATATAGTATCAAAAGACATACAGTCTATAGATTCAAGTAACATACTCCTTGAACTTCCTACTTCATTTGGTAAGACTAAACAAGCTTTAGACTTAATGAATAAGAGAAAACCTAAGAGTATCCTTATATTAGTTCCAAGACTTGTCTTAATAGATAATTGGAAGGAAGAATTCACTAAGTGGAAGCTTGATAAATACTTGAAGTATGTAACATTTAGTACCTATGTAGGAATAAAGAAGCACAAAGATAAATCATTTGATATGTTAATAGCAGATGAGTGCCATCATTTTACTGAGATGTCTTTAGGACACATAGATACTATGAAATTCAAGTGGTGTGTGTTGCTGTCAGCTACTGTTGGTAAATTCAAGGATGAACTAAAGTGTCACTTCAAAGGATTGTATTGTTATCAAGTAACAGCTAAGAAGGCTATAGATGAAGGTATTTTACCTGATCCAAGAGTGTATCTTATACCTTATAAGTTGGATAACACTAATAGGAAGTATCCATTAGAATTAAAGAATTCATCTAAAGGAAAGAAGGTTACTTGTGATTATGGAGACAGATGGAAATATCTTAAGAATAAATCCTACACATCTATAACTGTACTATGCACTCAAGCAGAATATATCTATGAGATTGGCTCAAAGATTGAATACTGGAAGAGAATGTATATGAGGAGTAAGAATGATGTCATTAAAAATAAATGGCTATATCTAGCAGGTTTAAGATTAAAAATGCTGGGTACATTTAAGAATCCCATTGTACAAAACCTTCAAGTGTTACTTAAGAACCACAGAAGTCTTACCTTTTGTAACTCTATTGAACAAACAGAAATACTAGGTAAAAACTGTATCAATAGTAAGAATAAAGATTCTATTGAAATTCTTGAGAAGTTCAATCAAAAGAAGATTAATCATATAACATCATGTAATATGCTTAATGAGGGTAGACAAACATGCCCATATCTATCTAATTCGGTAAGAGTGAAATATATAAATAAGCTCTCTAAGAAAGCCTAAGGTCTTAGAAATAAGATAGCTGGTAATACCGAGCCAAGCCTATAAAAAGGAAGGTGTAGAGACTATCCCTCAGAAGGGGAGTAGGTTTATATCTATTAACATGCTAAGCTTACATATTAATTTTAATATTTGTAAATTTGCAGAAATAAATATAAATCGAAATGGTAGACACTAAAAATGAAATTTGGAAAGAAATTAGATTAAATACTAATTATCTAGTTAGCAATTTAGGAAGAGTAAAATCTAAAGCCAGACTTGTAAAATGTAAGAATGGTTATAGAAATAAATCTGAACATATATTAACCCCATGCAATATTCATGGTTATTATCATGTTGGGTTTAATGTAGACGGTAAACTTATTAATCCTCTAGTACATAAACTAGTAATGGAAGCATTCTCAGAAGAAATAAAAACTTATCCAGAATGGGAGATAGATCATATAAATGGTAATTCCTTGGATAATAGATTTGAGAATCTTCAGTATGTTAGCAGCTCTGAAAATACAATTAGAGCATATAACTTAGGATTGCAGGATAAGAAGAAGTTAAGTTTATCAAATAAAAAGAGAATTGCTACACCTGAACAAATAGCCTACATAAAACATCAGTTCAATCTGGAAAATAGAACTTTAGGTGGTAGAAAAAATAAAGATTTCTATGAAAGAATGGCTATAAAGTTTGGGTATTCTGATTCACAGAGTATTTATAGAATACTTTTAGGTAGGACAAATAAATATTTTGGTGAAGATATAGTCCAGACCACAAAACATGATGCTTTGCTGTGGCTTTTAACTGTGGTTAAAGTCATGTGTAGTGAAAACTATAGTGGTATGATGAATCTTATTGATTGTCAGGTTGGTATCTATGCTTCCTTGAATAGTAGTGATACTATGATTAAGCAGAAGTTAGGAAGGTTACTAAGACATCCTAACCCTGTATTAATTATACCTTACTACAATAATACAAGAGAAGAAGAGATAATTGAGAAAATGCTTGAGGATTACAATCCAGAGCTTGTAACAGTAGTTGAAAGTTTAAATCAGATTAAGGTATGACAATTACAATTGATGAAGATGTTTGTGCTAAATATAATCTGACTATGAGTGAAGTATTGGCAATAGCTCTTGTAAAAACAGGAGCTGATGTGCCTACTTTATTTGCTAATCTTGAAGATAAGAAGGCATTAGTTAAGGATATGTTTAATAAATATCTTGTAACTATGGGCTATGATGAGAGAGTATCTAGTGTATTGTTAGACTCTGATAAAGACAGACAGCCACAAGACAGGATTGAAGACTTGGCTCTTAAGATGATGACATTGTTTCCACAGCAAAAGAAGCAAGGTACTTCTCAATATTTTAGAGGTAATAAGAAAGATGTTACACTAAGATTAAAGAAGTTCTTTAAGCTATATGGAAACAAATTCACTGATAAACAGATTCTTGAGGCAACTGATAAGTATGTTAAATCTTTTAATGGTAACTATGCTTATATGAGAGTATTAAAGTATTTCATTTGGAAAGATGAAAGAAAGGTAGACTCTGATGGTGTAGGCTATGTTAGTGAGGTATCAGATTTAGCTACTTATATAGAGAATGAAACCAGTGATATGGCAGATTCTGATTGGACAGCAAGATTAAAATAGTATGGAATTATATGAAAGAGTATTAAAAGGTCTTGAAGAAAGAAGAAATAATCTACTTGAAGGTGGTATTAATAGCATACCTTCACCATTCACTAGATTCAATGATGATTTTATAGGAATAGAAAAAGCAACTTACTATTGTGTGACTTCTGTTACAAAAGGTGGTAAATCTCAATTTGCTTCACATGTCTTTATGTACACTCCTCTTATATATGCTTATCATAATAGAGATAAAGTAAGAGTGAAGATATTATACTTTGCACTTGAAGAGACTCCTGAAAGAGTAATGCAGAGATTTATGAGTCATATTCTGTATTATCTATCTAAAGGTAAGATAAGAGTGTCTCCAAGAGACTTAAGAAGTTCAAAGAATGATAAGCCTTTGTCTCAGGAAGTACTTGACATATTGCAGACTCAGGAATATAAAGACATATTTAAGTTCTTTGAGGAGAATGTCATATTTAGCTCTACTGCTAATCCCACTGGCATCTATAAAGAATGTAAGAGATATGCAGAAGGAAGAGGGGTTATACATACAAAGAAAGCTGTTTATAGAGGTGAGTTAGGAGAACTTAATGAAACAGATTCCTTTGATTATTATGTTCCTAATGACCCAGGTGAGTATATTATTCCATTCATAGATCATATTGGTTTAATTGACACTGAAAGAGGAATGAATCTTAAACAATCAATGGATAAGTTATCTGAATATCTGGCAAAGTATCTTAGAAATAACTATGGTATGAGTCCTGTAATTATTCAGCAACAATCCTTTGAGAATGAGAGTAATGATAACTTTGTTAGTGGGAAGATTAGACCATCAGCACAAGGATTAGGTGATAGTAAATATATTGCAAGAGATTGTAATATACTTCTAGGTTTGTTTAGTCCATTCAAGTTTGAACTCAATGAGTATAAAGAATATGACATAACAAAGTTTAGAGATAACATTAGATTCCTTGAGGTTCTTGTTAATAGAGATGGTGAAATGGGTGGTTTATGTCCTTTATTCTTTGATGGTGCTGTATGTGATTTTCAGGAACTTCCTTTGCCTAAAGATACAGAAGGTCTTGCAAGGGTATATAGTTATCTGAAATATATTAGAGGAGTACCACAAAGTTCAAAGGTGTTCTTTATGTCTTCAAGAAGAAAGTATTTGCATAGATGGAAAAGATTATCTATCTTTGCACGGTTTAAAAGAAAAATAAAGGAGAAGTTAAATGGCTAAAATTCTAATTCTTGCGAAAAGTGGATTTGGTAAAACTACTGCATTGTGTGGTAGAAAGAAGTTTGGTATTGAAGGGTTAAACCCAGCAGAGACATTTCTCATCCAATGTGCAAACAGAGAACTTGCTAACTTGGATTATAAGTTAATTGATGGAGTTACTAGTGCAGATAGCCTGAAGAATGTTATTGGCAATGGTAACAGAATTCAAGTTGGTAATATCTCAGGTCTTGAGAAATTCAAGACAGTTGCAAAAGCTATTGAGATGTTAGCTCAATCACCATTCAAGAATATTGTAATTGATGATTTCAATTACTTATCTCAAGATTATTACATGGCAAATGCTATGAAAGGTGGCTGGGATAGAATGTGTGTCCCTGCATAGAGTAATCTATGTGAAAATAATTGGGTAAAAACGGTGAAGGGTATTGCATATCTTATTATTTATTTGTATATTTGCCAACCAAACATACAATAGATATGAGAGATTTTATTCCTAATAAGAAAGAACATAGAAGCGATTACTTTAAAGTAATTAATTCAGAGGTTAAAGCCTATATTTTAGGCTATTTAGTAGCAGATGGTTCTATAGAAGAATCAGTAAGAAAAGATAGACCAAGCAAATTAGTAAGACTAAGATTTGGATGTATATCAGAAGATGATGAAATTATAAGATTAATACAAAGAGAAATAGCTCCTAATAACAATCTTAGATATTATCAACCTAAAGCTCAAAACAGAAAACCTACTACTATATTACAAATATGTGATAAAGAGTTAGTTAATGATTTGAGAACTTTATACAATATACAACCAAGAAAGACTTATGATGCTAATTTTGAATTTCCTAACATACCTCAGATATATGAAAGAGATTTTATAAGAGGTTTTATAGATGGAGATGGGTCTATAGGTGACAGACATTTTAGTATGATTTGTAATTCACCTAAATTTGCAGAACAGATTAAAGATAGATTTTTAGAAGTTGTGCCTGAATTGAAATGGGTGATTTATAGGGAAAATAGGAAACTAACTCCTTATTGGAGCCTTCATTTCAGTTATAGTATGAAAGTCAGGAAACCTATATTTAATTATCTTTATAAAGATGCTACAGTGTTCTTAAAAAGAAAAAGGGATAAAGCACTTAATACCGTGCTAAATGCAGTAGATAAAAGGACTGCACAGTGTAACGCATAGATACTGAACCTGTATTTAATACAGAATATAATGTATCCAAGAGTATCCAACTCCTTATTTATATAAGGATGAAAATGTATGCTGAACTATAGCAACTATGCAAGAAGCTATAGAACTAGGGGATAAAAAGCCCTTAGGATAACAAATTGACACCAAAGCAAATTGGTTATGGTATGGGACTTATCTTCAATGCATTTGAAGCTATTCCAACCAGAGAGAAAGACTTGTTTGCTATGGCTCATTATGAAGAGTATAAAGATAAGAATGGTGATTCCATTTCTTATAAGTTCAAGACTACTGGTAATATGGTGGATGGTTATATTACACCAGAAGGTAAGTTTGATATTATTCTTTATGGTAAGGCAGGTTGGGATGATCAAAACAAGAAAGCAATTAAACAGTTTGTAATTGACTTTGATGGTGAGTATCCTGCAAAGGATTCTATTGGTGCATTGGATGAATGTCCATTATATATTCCTAATGATTTAGGGTATGTAAAGAAGTTGATTAATAAGCATTATAACAGAGAATAATGGATAGAGAACAAGTAGTTAAGTTATTAAGGGATATACAGAATAGTCCTGGCTTTTATAATGATATTACAAAGAAAGATGTTATACTTAACTATTGTGTTGAGCATGGTAAATCTCCTCAACTATCCATTCAATTTGTTCAGATCATTAGTATAAATAGAGTGTTACTAAATGAAATATTTCTTGATACACTAGAAATGTTAAAGAAAGAGCATACTATTAATACCTTATATGCATCACAGAATTCCATTAATAGAGGAAATAACCCAATTTTATTAATATATTAATTAAAAGAAACATGAAAGAATTAAGTAGAACAGAATTAGCAACAGTTAAAAGAACTGCTGCTAATGTGAAAACATTCAGAGCTAAGAAGGCTAAGTTAGAAGCACAGAAGGCTAAAATTGATGCAGAACTTGAATCTGTAAACAGAAGTATTGACTTGTTTGAGCAGCCAATCATTGAAGTAACTGGTGGATTTACATCAGAACAAGTACTCAATGGTGAAATGGAACTTGCTATGAGTCAACCTGTAGAGAGTCCTGCTGAAGCTCCTGTAGAGGAAACAGTGTGTGGGGTATCTGTATCAGATTTGCAGGCACAAGACAATGTACTGAGAGCTGAAGAAGCTCCTGTTAATCCTTTTGGATTGAAGTTAGATGAGTCAAGTCCCCTACCTTTTGAAGCATAAAAACATTTGAAGAATATGAAGAAGAATAATGCAAAAGTATTTATGGCATTTGCCAGTGGTTCAGAGTCTAAAGAACATGTAAGAAAGCTGTATATAGGTGTTGCACCTGTATTTGTTGCAGCAGTAAATCCTAACAAGGCATTGCTGAGTGATTTCTACAACTTTGATGTAGAAGAGGAGCCGACCTATATTAGTGAAGCTGAAGTAGGACCTGATGGTAACAAGGTTAAAGTTCCTCAGGTAAGAATTGACTTCCTTGTAGTATCTGATCCTGCAAAATGCAATGGCATCGAGATGAGAAAATCAATTACTTTCTTCATTAAGAAAGCAATCAGGTATAACAGAGATGCTACCAAGGTTCAAGTAATTGACAAGTATGGTCAGACTGCATGGCCTACAATTGAAGAGGCTAAAATTCATGCAATTCCTCAATATGCAAGTGGTCCTGCAAATCTTGACAAAGATTATAGACCTGCCTATATTGGTGAAGAAGAATTGACTAACTTCATCAAGGCATATCTTAACATTCCTAATCCATCTTATTCTTATATAGATAAGAACACTGGTGATAAGGTTGTTAAGACTTTGGCTAATCTTGATGATGCACTTGCCAGACTTGACAACATTGACAACTATTTCAAAGGTGATTACAGTGAACTGGAATCTATCTTGAAGCTCCAACCTAAGAATGTAGTGAAGGCTTGCTTTGGTGTAAGAACAACTGATGATAACAAACAGTATCAAGCTGTATTTACTCAGAAGTTCTTGAAGAATTCTGTTACTGACTACAGTTCTCTTGATAAAGAGATTCAAAGCAGAATAAATGCAGGTGGTTATAGTAATACTGAATTCAGTGTAGAACCCTTGCATGAATATGTAGTTGAATCAACTAACTTCAATGAAGCATCAAGTACTACAAGTACAGACACACCTGAATCAGCCAGTCCTTGGGCTTGGGCAGCAAATAAATAACATTTAACTAAACTAACTTATGGCATTTAGTAGTGGCACTTTTAACATAACTCTTGAAGATTTATTGAGTAAAGTCAGTGAGTCTGATATATTATATCATTATTTCGGTATTAGTGAAATCCCATGTGTTGTATCTAGTCCTTTGAGAGTAGATAATGATCCATCCTTTGGCATTTATACATTAGATGGAAACAAGATATACTGGAAAGACTTAGCTAGAAAGACTTCAGGAGGTCTTTGGGATATGTTAGGTGAGTATTGGGGGGTGAGTTACAGAGAAGTTTTAAAGAGAGTCTGGGAAGACTTACCCAATATAGCCACTACTACCCATGAATCAGGTAAAATGAAGAAGCCTAAATCAATTAGTAACTACAATGAGGAGACTGATTTACAATGCAGAATTAGATGTTGGAAACAACATGATATTGAGTATTGGAAATCATTTGGAATATCTCTTGGATGGTTAAAATATGCTGATATATATCCTATATCACATAAAATAGTCATTAAAGGTTCTAATAGATTTACCTTTGTTGCTGATAAATATGCTTATGCTTATGTTGAAAGGAAAGAAGGCAAGGTTACTCTTAAGATATACCAGCCATTCAGCACTACCTTCAAGTGGAGCAATAAGCATGATAGGTCTGTCATTAGTCTTTGGACTAAAATACCTGAGTTTGGTGAAAAATTAGTTATTTGTGCTTCAATGAAAGATGCCTTATGTTTGTGGGCTAATACTGGAATACCAGCAATAGCTATACAAGGAGAAGGTTATACAATGAGTGATACTGCAATTAGTGAGCTTAGAAGAAGATATAAAGAGATTTATATACTTCTGGATAATGATGAAGCTGGTCTCATAGATAGTAAAAAACTTGCTGAACAGACTGGATTTATTAATCTTGTTCTACCTAAAACAGAACAAGGAAAGGATGTTTCAGACATGTATTATTATTATGGAAAGGAGTATTTATGCAACACAGTGATGAATTTATTGAAGAATGGAAAACAATAGAGGGTTTTGAGAACTACGAAGTAAGTAACTTAGGAAGAGTAAGAAGGGTTGAATACATAAAGCAAAGAGAAGACTTTAATGGTTATCCTATAGTAAACCTATATAAAGGTGGAGAAGGAAAAACTGTGAAAGTTCATAGACTTGTTGCTAAAGCATTCATACCAAACCCTGATAACTTACCTCAGGTAAATCATATAAATGAAATCAAAACCCATAATACTGTTACTAATCTTGAGTGGTGTTCACAACAGTACAATAATAGTTGGGGCACAAGACTGGATAGAGTAGCAGCTAAGCATTGTAAACCTATTCAACAGTTAAATACTGATGGGACTCTTATAGAGGAGTTTGATAGTACTTATGATGCTCAAGCAAAACTTGGTATTAGTAATAGTAATATTTGTGCATGTCTGAAAGGTAGAAGAAGAATGGCTGGTGGATTTCTATGGAGATATAAATAGAGAAACTGTCAGAGTCTACTGGGTTCACTAATTTAGTATTACCTAATTATGGATATAAAGATGTATCTGACTTATATAAAGGACTACAAGACCCAAATCAATTCAAACAGGTAATCTTCAGCCTTATAAATGGAGAAGAAATAAAAAGTAATATCCCATTTTAATTAATTAAAAAAGAAACATTATGGAAGCTAGAAAAATTTTATTTGTCCTGAGCAACAGCTCAAATCAGAAAAGCATTATGTCAGAAGCAGAAACTCTTGGTGCATTGAAAGCAGACATGAGAAGAGCAGGTATTAACTATGATGGTATGACATTCTATGAAGGTAGAACTAGAACAGAGTTGAAAGATGATGCTTCTGTTCTCCCTGTAAATGTGCCTGTGCCTGCAAAGGGAACTAATCCTGCAACTACTACCAATGACTTGGTGTTCATGCTGACTACAGCTAATAAGAAGATTAAGTCAGGTGCTTTGAGTCCTGAGAGAAAGAATGCTCTTGAGGAAATCAAGGCTAAAGGTTTAGGTGCAGCAGTAACTGCAAAGTTTGGTAAGAATGCAACTCAGTGTAAAACTCCTGATTTGTTGGCATTTCTTGCAGAACAATCTAAGCCTGCATCTCAGGTAGCTACAAAAGCACCTAAGGCAAAGAAGGGAGAAAAAGTAGCAGTAGATGAGAACCCTGACATTACTATCACAGAAGTGATTAAAGGTGAGCCTATTACTGGTGTTGCGCCTTGCACAGAATGTGTAGATACAGTAGCAAGAGAAGTTCTTGGTGAGCTTATTAGAAGACTTAATAAAGAAGATGATCTCTATAATGATTATAGAGATCTTCTTGATAAACTTAGTATAGGTGGAATGTCTGGGAAACAGGAACAACCAACTGAAACTAAAGCTGTGAAAGAAGAAAAACTTTCAAACAGTGAAATTAATGATTTGTTTGGTGGTTGGGCTGAATAAATAACAATACAGAGGTTGGTGAGTAATCACCAGCCTCTTCTTTTTTAGTGATACAATGAGTGCAGAAGAAAGATTAACAAATTTATACAACTCATTCATGGAGAAACCTAATATCATTTATGGTATATTCAAGGGCTTCTTTGGTGAAGAGTTTGTAGATATGCAGAATTATCCATCATTGGATGAATATATCAGTAATGCAAAAATGGTGCATTCAGAAGAGTTCATCATGGTTGATAATACAATAGATGATTCATCATTTTCCAGAATAAATATACTTGTTAGATTCCCTAAGGTGAGAGTAACCAATGAGAATGATAAGTATATAGATATATGGGAACTCTATGCTAAAGTTACAATTACTTATTCAGGTACTATGCGTGGTGATTTTAGATTGAATAGGTCTGAGTATGATTTATTTCAATTAAGAAATGGTTATATGCATAGTCATATTAGTTCTATTCCCTTTAGCAGACTAACAGAATTTCAAAGTCCATGTTTAGGTTCAGGACCTATTAGAGGTACTATTGCAACATTAAATGATAGTGGTATTGAATTTGATGAATTAAGATGGGAATTATTCTGTCTTGAACTAAGTAAATATGTTCAAGTTGAATCTTTGGCAGGAGGACCTTACCATAGACTTGAAGAACTTGGTGGTAGTAGTATGAGAGTACAATCTGTTACATGGCCTATGTATAGAGATAATCAACTTAGAGATTACAGCTCTCTTAACACTGATCTATATAAAGACTTTATGATATGGTTATTGAGAAAGAAGAAATTAAAATTTGACTTTCTTAATGGTTATGGTATAGGTATGTCCTATATTCAATGGACTATATTTATAAGTAATGAGTTTATTGAATGGTACAATGTAAGGTATAAAGAGGGAGAAGTAACTGCTTCCTATAGAGAATTACTTTTAGAAGGTCTATTGTATAGAGGTGTTTTAAATAACAATAAGATATATACTAGCAGATATAGTGCAGCTGATGATTACTTTCAGTATGTAGGTAGGCAAGTTTGCATATTTAAAGGCGAGCCTGTTTTATTTAAAATAAGAGAAGGTAATACAGATACGAATGATGATAATATGTCTACATTCCTATCTTCGGTAATTGTAGAGCATTTTTATAGATGTATTTTAGAAATAGTTAATTATGAGTATAGAAACGAAACCCAAACTACTGGAACTGACAAGAAAGTCTACTTCATATAAGTTGATAGTCACTCCAGAACTTGAACAAAAGATAAGATATTTCTTAGACAAGTTCCCATCAATAGAATATTCAGGTACTTTATTTTATACTGTATCTGGTAGTTTTGAAACTGAAGATTTAGTAATCACTGCCTTTGATTTCCTGTTACAGGATATAGGTGTAAGTGGTTATACTGAATTCAATCAATCTCCTGATGTAATAGGATATATGGTAGACCATCCTGAACTATTAGGAGAAGATGTATATCAAGGATTAATGCATTCACATCATACAATGGGTGCATTCTTTAGTGGAACAGATTTAGCCACTCTTAGAGAAGAGGGCAGTGATAGAATCCACTTTGTATCTTTGATTATTGATACTAAAGGTACTTACAAAGCAGCTATTACAAGAGTAGTTTCTGAAGAAATGACAGCAACAGGCTATGTTAAGTATCCTACATATAATGGTAAAGAATCAATTGGACAACCTGTTAGTTATTCTTTTACTAGAAAGAAGCTTGAATATTTCATGCTTGATGTAGAAAGACCTGTGATTGCTAATCCCTTTAAAGAGCTTGCTGATAGAATTCTGGAAGTTCAAAAGCAAAAAGAAGAAGCTAAAAAGAAAGCTATTCCTGTTTATGGAAGTAGTTGGCAAGGTGGTAGTGGATATAATGGTTATACTCCTAGAGTATATAATAATACTACTAAACAATGGGAAGATGCTAAGCCTAGTACTCCTAAGAATACAGCCTTTAACTATCAGACTAATGTAGGAAGAGGCAATGTTATTCCTGAGAATAAACCTTATGTTCCTTCAGTGAATATTCCTTCAGTACAGGAAGAACTTCCATTTGAACAAGAGACTCAAGAAGAAGTAATACCCCCATATGGTGAAGTAAAAGTTGATCCTACTATCATTGAAGAGATTGCAAGACAGTTAGTAACTGGAGATATTTCTTATGGAGTGTATGAGAATGAAACACTTGAAGAGTTAGCTAAAATAGGAGAGGAATCATATGCTCAAAGATTTGAAGATGATTCACTATTTCATGCTTGGGCAGAAGGTTATGTTGAATTCTTGGTTTATTATGCTGAAGACCCAGCTCTTGAGCAGTATGAAGATGATGTATTAGCTGCATTAGTTGCTTATGATTTAGTTGAGAAACTTAATAAGTTAACTAATAGAGGAAAATACATCAATCAGTTTATTGAAATGATTGAAAGGTATATTATTTAATTATGGATATGGATAATAATGAACAACTTATAGAAGCAGGAACAAGTATTACACTTGATATGGATAGATTTTTTAATCAAACTCCTGAATCTCAAGCAGCAGAGGTGCTTAATGATATTATTAGAATAACTAACGTATCTGAGGAGCAGACTAGTGAATCTGTAGAAGAGGAGGTTAACCAAGTCTTTGCTGAGGATATTCCTATTTTAGTTGAAGAATCTCATGTGGAATTAACCTCAGAGGAAGAAGCACTTCTAGCAGCAGCTCTTGAACCTCAGAATAATGAAATCCCTGCTAACTCTCCTACTCTTCTAGTAGAAGATGTTACTAGTAGATTTAGTGGTGCCTCATGGTATGACAAGATTAGAACAAAGATTATATTGTTAGCTGGATTAGGAGGCATTGGTAGTTATGTTGCCTTCTTATTATCAAGAATGCATCCATTTAAAATCGTTATGTATGATGATGATATAGTGGAATCAGCTAATATGTCTGGTCAATTATATTGCATGGAGAATATAGGAGAATATAAGGTCAATGCAATATATAATACAATGAAGAGGTATTCAAACTTCTATAATGCAAATGCTTTAAGGGAGAGAATTACTGATGGAACTCCAGCTAGGGATATAATGATATGTGGGTTTGACAACATGGAAGCTAGAAAGACGTTCTATAGAGTATGGAAAACTCATGTTAGGTATTCAAATAATAGAGATAAATGCTTATTCATTGATGGGAGACTTGCAGCAGAAGAATTTCAAGTGTTTGCAATTAAAGGTGATGATGAAAGAGCAATGGGAATCTATGAGGAAGAATGGCTGTTTGATGACTCTGAAGCTGAAGAGACTTTATGTAGTTACAAACAAACTACCTTCATGGCTAATATGATTGGTTCTGTAATGGTTAATCTATTTGTGAACTTTGTAGCTAATGAATGTGATCCAGTATTCCCAAGAGATGTTCCTTTCTTAACTACCTATGATGCAAGTACTATGTATTTTAAAGTAGAGATGTAATTATGGCAAGAGTAGGTTCAAGATTAAAAGATGCTATAAACTTTCTAAGTTCTGCATATAACCACCATGAGTATAGTCCTATAAGCTATGGTCCAAATATAAACTGGGAAAGAAATAATGTCTTTTCAAAGTTCTTTATAGCTGATATAACTGGTCCTGAGATAATAGTTCCTGTAGTTATGAGAGGGCATGTTGAAGGTATTATTAGTAATAGTATTGTATATAATGCAATAACTCCTGTAAAGAAAGAAGTAGTATTTCCGATTTATGTTAGAGATTACAATCCTGCTGTAAGAACTGCTGATAGCTTTATATCAAAGGTATTTTATGAATCACCAGAATCAGGATTGTCTAGAGTCACTATCAAAGACACAACTTATATTGGAAGTAGAGGTTGCATATTTGATAATGATGGAAAACTTCTTATGCTTTGCACTCTTGTTGGTAGATATTTACTTCATGATCAACCAGGTGATTCATTTTTTGGTACTGTAAAAGGTTTTACTTATGATGAGGTCAGACTATATATTCATTCTGATGTTGTTAGAAGTGAAAGTGATGTAGTGTGTAAAGCGATTATGAATAAAATAATGCCTTTCATGTTATCATCAGAGTTTAGAAAACCATATAGTCAAAATATAAGATGTTTCGATCTTAATCATCCTACAAGAACTACAGTCATTATTGATGATATTAGTAGGTTTGTAAGAACTCCTACATTTAGTAGTGATTATACTGATGAGGATATAAATAACATGTTGAGTGTTAGAGCTTCTGAAGTTGCAGATCAAATTAAGTTGGTATGACACTAGGTGAATACTTTGGTGATTGGATTAGGGTTATAGATGTTAATGAATTAAATAAGGTTACTAAGACTATAGGCAATATAAGGAAACCTATATGTCCTAATGTACCTGATGTATTTAAAGCATTTACATTATGTTCATATGATAACTTGAAGGTAGTTATGATAGGACAGGACCCCTATCCTCAGAAAGATGTAGCAACAGGTGTTTTGTTTGGTAATAAGAAGGAGGTAAGTGAAGAAGACTTATCTCCCTCACTAAAGATTGTTAAGGAGGCAGCTATTGATTTTGAAATTCCACATAATAGTATTATCTTTGACCAGACTTTAGAGAGTTGGGCTAATCAAGGAATTCTTATGATAAACTCTGCATTAACTGTAGAAATGAATAAAGTAGGTAGTCATACTATGTTATGGAGACCATTTATGACTAAGTTATTAAAGAATTTATCAGAGTGGAATACAGGTATTATTTATGTCCTGTTTGGTGAACAAGCTAGAACATTTGTACCTTATATTAATAGTAAATCTAATATCATTCTGGAAGAAAAGCATCCAGCTTATTATGCTAGAATAGGTAGTAGAATGCCTTCTACAGTCTTTAAAATTATTAGTAAATTAACTAAAGACAAGTATGGTGAACCAATAGTTTGGTTCCAAGAGTATTAATTAGATAATAAGTATTATGAAGAAAAAGTATGTATTTGTAGGTACAGGTGATTCTGTATGTGAAGGTGATAAATTTGGTGGAGCAATAGTATGCAAGTCTGGAGAGATGTTCTTCTTTAATTGCATCAATGAACGTGTTATAACTAAGCTTCTCTCAGAAGGTTTTATTAAGGAAGTTAAAGAAGAGACTGTTAGTTATGAGAAACCTGTTTCTCCTTCAGTAGATGATATTACTTTTGAGACTATCATCATGTCTATTGCAAAAAGACTGAAGTGGAAGGTTGATAATGTGTTTAAATACCTTGATAACCTTGCTTACATTAATGAGGGTGCAGTACTTGCAATCTTATTAAGAGAAGTAGCTGTAATTCTTGACAGACAATATCCAGACCATATTGAGAATAGTGAGAAAATCTATACTATTGATATGGCTAAAGGTGAGATTGTAGAGGTTAAAGATATTCACAAGATAAAGAACTTCAGAAACTTTGCTGCATTTAGAACTATTCGAGATGCTGTCACTGCAAAGAAAGTACTGAAAGACTTTATGTTAGCAGCATTTAGTAAAGGTGGGAGAAAATAAGAAGATACTTAATGCCTCTAAGAGAGAGTTTGATGGAATTAAATTCAAGTCAGAACTTGAAGTGATGATTTACAAGACTCTTAAAGAATTAGGATTTAACCCTTTCTATGAACCAACTACTTACACCTTGTGGAGAGGGTTTAGACCTACAGTACCTTTCTATGATAAAGATAAGAAGACTAAGCTTCTTAAATTAAATCTTAAGAAGATAATAGATATAAAACATACTCCTGACTTTGTGTTTCTATATAATAATGTAGTTATTGTTATAGAGGCTAAAGGTATGGAGAATGATGTATTCTATATAAAGAAGAAGTTATTCAGAGCTTATCTTGAAGATTTATATAGAGAGACTGGACAAAAGTCTATGTATTTTGAAATCTTTACTAAGAAACAGCTTCTAGAGGCTATAGAAATAATTAAAGGTTATGGAACCAGTGGAGAGAATAAAAAGATTAACTCAGTACCTGCCAAAAGGTGATATTGCATTAGCTCATACTTTCATTGATTCAAGAGATTTTGAGTCACTGCAAGAGTTAGTTGATTCAGCTATTGTTAAGACTAAAAGAAACATTAGTAGTAACAATCCTAAGGAAGAGTATCTTAGTTTAGATGTGGATGAAATGGAAAAACTAAAGACAGAAGTAGATGATTATGTAGACCAACTACAACTGCCTGAACAAGATGATGAATTTGATAATTATGAGGAAGAGTATTGTTGAGGAGTGGAGGGACATACCAAAATATTGTGGCTTATATCAGGCTAGCAATTTAGGATATATTAGGAGTGTAACTAGAGTGACTATTCAGTCTGGAGCACAAAGGTGTATAAAAGGTAGGACACTTTCCCCAGCAAAGGATAAATTTGGATATAGTAGAGTTACTTTAAGTAAGAAAGGTGTACATCATACCTATTATATTCATAGGTTAATTGCTGAAACTTTTATTCCTAATCCTGATAATTTACCCCAAATAAATCATAAAGATGAAAATCCAAACAATAATGAAGTCTCTAACTTAGAATGGTGTACTGTTCAATATAATAATACCTATGGAAGTAGAAATTTAAAAGCTTCACTTACAAATAGTATTATACAATTGAATAATTCTAAATCTAAAGCGGTGATACAATTAGATTTAGATGGAAATTTTATTAGTGAGTGGCCTTCTATTAGTGAAATAAAAAGACAACTAGGATTTGATATTTCTAATATTGCAAATTGCTGTAAGAAACATCAGATAATAAAGGGGGTTAAAACAACTAGAATACAGGCGTATGGATATAAATGGAGATATAAATAGAAAAAGCATAGTTGAACTATCTTGGAATGTAGATGAACTAACATATAGAAAAGATTCAGCAATTTCATATTCTATATTAAGCCGCTATAGTCGAGAAGGATTTAGAAAGTTAGGCAGTCTCTTTGATAAAGTAGAAAGTCCTGCATTAAGATTTGGTTCAGCAGTTGATACTATGTTAACTGATGGAATTGATGCTTTTAAAGAGAGATTTACTGTATGTGAGTTTCCTTCATTATCAGAAGCACTTATAGGAATAGCTAGAGACTTGTTTGAAAGTTATGGAAGTCACTATAGAAGTATTGATTTAATACCTGATGATGATATACTAGCTCATACTATTAGTTATCAACCAACTTGGGGTGCAGAAGCTAAACTAAGAACTATAAAAAGTAAGTGTAATGATTACTACAAATTGTTAGCTATATCAGCAGATAAAGAGATACTATCTCAGAAAGATTATAATGATACTGTTGCTTGTGTTAATGAATTGAAGAATAACCCTTACACTAAGTACTTCTTCTATGTTAATCCATTTGATACTAGATTTGAGAAGGTATTCCAGTTAAAGTTTAAGGCTAAGTACAATGGAATATCTGTCAGATGTATGTTTGATGAGTTAATAGTTGACCATGAAGAGAAGGTTATATATCCTATAGACTTAAAAACTAGTGGTCATGCAGAAGAAGACTTTGAGCAATCATTTGTTACATGGAGATATATGATACAAGCTCAGCTTTATACATATATACTTCAACAAGTTATTAGTGAAGATGAGTACTTCAAGGATTTCAAGATAGCTCATTATAGCTTTATAGTCATTAACAGATATACATTAGCTCCACTTGTATGGAGATACTATGGTAACTTTAGTGAAGTTGACTTAAAGGATGATAAAGGTAATATCTACAGAAATTGGAGGAAACTCTTAGAGGAATTAGACTATTATCTAAATGAACCTTCAAGTAAATATACTAAAGAGGCTAAAGAAAGAAATGGTATTATGAAAATAGATAATTTACAACCAGCATGATAGTAATTAAAAGAGATGGAACCAAAGAGGAGTTTAGTATAGAAAAAGTTATTTCAGCTGTTAATAAATCGTTTGAGTCTGTAAATCAGGTAACACCTGACTATGTACCAGCAGCTCTTATGCAACTTGTAGAAGAGTCAGATGTTATTGGTGTAGAGGAAATTCAAGATAAAGTTGAAACATTCCTCATGAAAACTGGTAATTATAAAGCAGCTAAATCTTATATTCTATACAGAGAGAAGCATAGAGAAGCAAGAGAAATCAATGATAGACTTAACTATATGGAAAAATATAGTAAGTCTAATGAGAATGCAGCCTCTTCATCAGAGACAGATGCTAATGCCAATGTATCTATGAAGAATGTTGTTACTCTTGAATCAGAAGTTCCTAAGACTAAGAATAGAATTATTCAAAGAACTAGGATGAAGAATAAGTTGAATATCTTGTTTCCTGAAGTAGCTAAGCAATATGAGGATGATATTAACCATCATATTATTTATATACATGATGAAGCCAGTTCAGCAGTTCCTAAGAACTATTGTGAGGCAGTATCATTGTATCCATTAGTTTCAAGTGGAATTAAAGATATGGATGGTATAACTCCTAAGATAGCTAGTCACTTATCAAGCTTCTGTGGGCAGTTTAATAACTTAGTGTTCTTACTGTCAGCCCAATGTAAAGGTGCTGTAGCTTTTGGAGAGTTCTTTAACTACTTTGATTACTTCTGTGTAAAAGATTATGGTGAACATTACCCATTAAGAGAGGATATATATGCTGATTCTGAGTTTGTTAAAAGTAGAAAGACTATAGGACAGAAGATTGAAGATGCTTTTCAGACTATAGTTTACTACATTAATCAACCTGCACAGAATAGAGGTTGGCAATCTCCTTTCACTAATATAAGCTACTATGATAAGTATTATTGGGAGGCTTTATTTAAAGACTTCTATTTTCCTGATGGAACACAACCTTCATGGGAGAGAGTATCCTATCTACAAAAGAAGTTTATGAAGTGGTTTAATAAGGAGAGAACCAAAGCTATGCTAACTTTTCCTGTTGAAACTATGGCATTATTAACTGATAAAGGAGGTAATTATCTTGATGAAGATTACAAGAACTTCACAGCAGAGATGCATAGTGAAGGTCATTCATTCTTTGTTTATATCAGTGATAATCCTAATGGTCTTGCTTCTTGTTGTAGACTAAGGAATGAGATTGAGGAGAATGTATTCAGTTTCACTAATGGTCTTACAGGTGTAAAGACTGGTAGCTGTAATGTTATTACTCTGAATATTAACAGAATAGTTCAAGACTTCTGTAGAGACCACTACAATGGTCCAGATAGAGAGAGATGGATAAGAGAGTTCAAAGTATATCTCACTGGTATTCTTGAGAGAGTTTATAAGTATCATATAGCTTATAAAACTATCTTGTATGAATGGGAAGAAAGAGGCATGTTTAATGCTTCTACTGCTGGTTATATTGGTATGAGAGACTTATTCTGTACTATTGGTATCAATGGTATCAATGAAGCTGCAAGATTCTTAGGTATGGAAGTATCCTACAATGAAGATTATAAGCAGTTTTGTAGATTAATTACTGGTACTATTAGTGAGCAGAATAAACTACATAACAGTAAGAAGTTTAAGTTTAATACTGAACTGGTTCCAGCAGAAGGTCTTAGTTCTAAGAACTATAACTGGGATAAAGAAGATGGGTTAGAACCAATGCCCATGTAAAACCCCACTTAATTGACTTGAAACTCCTAGCAATAGGACAACAAGGGGCAAGCAAGATATGTTCTGTGCAGCCTGAGAGACTAAATAGAGGGGCTACTAGAGATAGTAGATGCGATAGTCCGAACTCTATGGTAACATAGAGAGACAACAGAAATGGTTGTCCATTCATTATTAAAATAGTATTAGTCTTGTATAATTGGGATAAAAGTTGTACCTTTGTTCCCAAAATATATTATATGGAGACTAAAATTTGTAAGAAATGTGGTAGAGAACTACCATTAGAGATGTTTGATGAAAGTAGGCATCAGTGTAAGGATTGTAGGAAAGCTTATAGAAAGAGAAGAAGACAGGAGCATCCTGAAATTCATTTAGCTCAGGCTATGAGAAGGCAAAAGAGAGTACAAGAATGGTTATATACATTAAAGACTCCCTGTATAATTTGTGGAGAGTCAGAACCATGTTGTATTGATTTTCATCATATTAATCCAGACACTAAAGAATTTACTATAAGTCAGCATTTAGGTAAGGGTAGAGATGTTCTAAGGAAGGAAATTTCAAAGTGTATTTGTGTATGTGCAAACTGTCATAGAAAGATTCACTTTGGCTCTATTAACTTACAAGACTACTTAAATAATGAATCATCTTCCTGCACAACGGGGAAGAGTGTAACAGAATGATTGGGTACCAGAAAACACTAAGATTTATAACAGCTACTTCTATAATGCTTGGGATGATAACACAAGTATTCTTGATAGATTTAAACTGCATGGAAAGGAGTTTACAGAACTTCTTGATGGTGGTGTAGGTCTTCATTGTAATCTTGAAGAACATCTAAGCAAAGAACAGTATCTTAAGTTAATGGACTTTGCAGCAGAGAAGGGAACTTCTTATTTCACTTATAACATTCCCAATAGTGAGTGTACTAATGAAGAGTGTCATTATATTACTAAACATGCTATGGATAAATGTCCTAAGTGTGGTGCTCCTATGGAGACTTGGACAAGAGTTGTAGGATTCTTGAGACCAGTAAGTAAGTATGATGAAGGTAGACAATGGGATGCAACTAAAAGAGTGTATAAATGAAATATGTAGATACTAAAATAGTAATGCAGGAGATTCCTGATGAAGTCACTTTAGCCATAAATATAAGTAATTGTCCATGTCACTGTAAGGGCTGTCATAGCTCTTACTTGGCACAGGATATAGGTGAGGACTTAAGCATTGAAAGACTTACACAGTTAGGTACTGAGGCAGAAGGAATCACTTGTATTGCTTTTATGGGAGGTGATGCAGACCCTAAGAGAGTTAATAGACTTGCTAAATGGGTTAAGGAAGAACTTGATTTGAATGTAGCTTGGTATAGTGGAAGAGATACTATAAGTAATGAAATCAATCTTGAAAACTTTGATTATATTAAAGTGGGAAGATATGATGAATTCTTAGGTCCTCTTAACAGTAGAACTACCAATCAAAGACTGTACAAAGTAATAGATAATAGATTATTTGATATAACAAATAGATTCTGGAATGAAGATTGAAACTAAATATAGTATGGGGGATTCTGCCTTTGTTATGTACAATAACAGGGCAGTTCCCATAAAAATCATGGGAGTACATTACTCTCTTGATGTGTATCAAGGTGAGCATATCTACTATTCAAGTGATATAGCATCTACTGATGGTCCAATCAGGTTTGAGGAAAAGTATGTATTTAAAACTAAAGAAGATTTATTGAAAACATTATGAAAATTAAAGTAAAAGGAATAACAGCAGGATGTTTGCCTTTCATTATAGAGAAGGGTGACTGGATTTATAGTTAACTACTAACAGATAAAGTTATGAGTAAATGGGTAGTCTATGAGCATATCTCTCCATCAGGAAAGGTATATGTTGGAATTACTAACAGAGATGTTAACTTAAGATGGAGGAAGGGTGGTAAGGGTTATCTTAGTAAGCATAAAAATGGTAATTATAATCATGCTTATTTTGCCAATGCCATCTTAAAATATGGTTGGGATAACTTTCAACATAGTATTATAGCTTCAAACTTAGGTGAAATGACAGCTAAGAACATGGAGAAGGATTTAATTAAATTCTATAAGGAGCAAGGTAAATCCTATAATATAACTGATGGTGGTGATGGTAGATTAGGTGTGTCTTTTACTCATTCTGAAGAGAGTAAATTATTAATAAGTAAACATCACAGAAGAATTCAAACTGATGACACAAGGAAAAAGATAAGTGAATTACAAATAGGAAAGAAATTTCCTAAATGGAGAAAATATCTTCTTAGTAACTCTCATAATAAAGAGAAACATAAAGTTGAACAGTTCTCTCTTAATAATGTATCTATAGCTATATATAACAGTCTAATGGATGCAGAAAGAGCTACTGGTGTAAGAAATGGTAACATTTCATCTTGTGTCAAAGGTAGATGTAAAACTGCTGGTGGTTATATTTGGAAACTTTATAAAGAAAAAAGATGAAAATTAAGTATAGACTTATAACAGAAGGGTGTAACCCTTATATTCATGATTCTGGTGATTGGTTTGATTTAAGAGCAGCAGAAACAGTTAGCTTTAAAGCACCACAAGCTGGTGTTAGAAAGAGAGAAACTATTGATGGTGAGATAGTAAGTCATAGAGATGTCACCTTTGACTTCAAACTGATTAAGCTTGGTGTTGCTATGCAATTGCCTAAAGGTTTTGAAGCAGTAGTATTACCAAGAAGTAGTACTCCAAAGTTAGGAATAATGTGTGCTAATAGTGAGGGAGTTATTGATAATTCATATTGTGGTAATGATGATGAATGGAGATTCCCAGCTATTGCCTTCCAAGCTACAACTATTAATAAAGGTGATAGAATCTGTCAATTCAGAGTTCAACTGAGTCAAAAAGCAACTATATGGCAGAAGCTTAGATGGTTGCTTAGTAACAAGATTAAGCTTGTTAATGTAGACAAGCTTGAAGGTGATAACAGAGATGGGTTTGGAACTACTGGTGTTAAATAATAACTCAGAAATAAAGATGAAAATATGGTAATGAATATATTATTTGTAATAGGACTTGTAATTTTAGCTACTTTCTTTGCTAAGATTGTTGATGTCTATAGAAAGAAAGAAAAGAGAGCACAGGCATATAGAATGTCATTCAGAGAAACTCTAGATTTAACTGACATTCCTATTGTAACTTTCAAGTGTGGAGAAAAGAAGTTAAACTTCCTACTGGACACAGGTGCAAGTGATTCTATAATCAACAAATCAGTAACTAATGATATTAAACATAGTCCTACTGGAGTAAAGAACACCATCTATGGTTCTGATGGTAATAGGAAGGAAGTAGATAAAACATCTATTGATATTACTTATAGAGATAAGACATATAGTGAAGAGTTCTATGTTATGGACTTAGATGCTGCATTCTCTAATCTTAAGAGTGACTTTGGTGTTAATCTGCATGGAGTACTTGGTAGTTCTTTCTTCCAAAAGTATAGATATATAATAGATTTCGAGGAACTAGCTGCATATTCAGTAGTATGATGGAAGATGTAATTGAACTTAAATCAAGAGGAGATGATACTAACTATTTAAAGAAGTTAAAGAAGCCTGATGGTAGTGAATCTAAAACTTATACTTTAAAAGTTAGTTATCCTGTTATTACTGCTGGGTATTTACCCAATGGTAAGATGTACATACAACCATCTGGAAGTTCAATTATTGCTGTAGGTGAAAGACTTGATGAAGCTGATGCTATTGTTAAGTCTATCAACTACACTAATGGATATGGTTACAGCATAACTTTTCAGTAGCATGATATATTTTGTAAGTAGACAATCTGAGCTGTTTGATGAGGTAGAATATACAATGATGAGTATTGAAGATTCCCTAAGTATGTTAAATACTTGGGAAATGTTTCAATTTGATACTGAAACCTCTGGCAGAGATGCTCATATAAATACAGTCTTACTTATGCAATTTGGTGATATTAAGGGGGAAAATCAAATAGTAGTAGATGTTACTACTATAGACCCCTTGATATACAAAGATTATATACAAAGTCATTTTATGATAGGTCAAAATTTAAAGTTTGACTTGCAGTTCTTGTTTAATTATGGTATTATTGTAACTGAATGTTATGATACTATGATTGTTGAACAATTACTATATCTTGGTTATCCATTCTTCCTAGTAGGAATGAATACTGATCTTATGAATAAGTATTGTGACTTTGTGTATAACTATGAAGGATATGATAAATTAAATCCTGAAACAAAGAAGGTATTACTATATGAAGAAATTCCTGATGTTGCTGAATTTATTTATAATTATTCTGGAGTAGGTTTAAAGGCAATTGCATATAGATATCTTAATACAGATATAGATAAGACTGTTAGAGGTGAGATTATTTGGAGAGGTATAGATACTGCTGTTATCAAATATGCAGCTGGTGATGTCACGTATCTTGGTGATATAATGACAAAGCAACTAGAAGAGTTGAGAAGAAGAGAGTGTGTTAATGGTGCTAAGTTAGAATGTGACTTTGTTCCTGTTATAGCTTATCTTGAATGGTGTGGTATAAAACTTGATGAAAGTAAGTGGAAAACAAAGATGGTCTATGATGAGACTATTAAGAGAGTCTTTAATAAATCATTAGATAGTTTCATTGTAAGTTCAGCACTTGGAAAGGATAGTTTTATAGCTTATATTTCATTATCTGATAAGGATGAAGATGAACTAAGTGATGAAAGAAAAGCATTTAAAGAGGAGATTAGAGCACCTGAATTTGATATAGAAGAACCTTGTGGTGCTAAGTTTGAAGCTTATAAATGTAAGATAAAGACTAGATTATCAAGTAAATATATCAAAATAGATAGACAAGGTGATTTATTCTCTGGGTTTAATACTGAACCTCAATCCTTAGTAAATTGGAATAGCTCTACTCAAGTTGTTTCTATACTTAAAACATTAGGTTTCAATACTTCTGTTATAAGTAAAAGCACTGGTGAGGAAGCTGATTCAGCACTTGAAAAGGTTATAGCTAAACAGAAAGGAATAAATGATGCATTTCTTAAAGCTTATCTTGATTATAAAGAAGCTGATAAGGTTTGTTCTACTTATGGTCAATCATACATTAATGCTATCAATCCTAAAACAGGAAGAATTCACACTAAGTTTAAGCAACTTGGTGCATCCTCAGGTAGAATGGCTTGTGGTTCTCAACAAATAAATACTGACTTAGCTAAATTAAAGGGACTTCCTGTAAATACTAAGAGCAGTAAACTTAAATGTGCTTATCCACAAGTTCAGAATCTACCTGCTGATCATAGAACTAGAGGTTGTTTTGTTAGTGAGAAAGGTAACTTATTCTGTAGCTGTGATTATAGTGCTATAGAATCAAGACTTGGAGCTGACATATACAATGAAAAGTCTATGATTGAAGAGTTCTTACATGGTTCTGGAGATATGCATTCTCTAGTTGCTAAGGCATGTTTCCCTAAAGAACTTGAAGGTATTGAGGTTAAGATGGTTAAGAAGTTAAGACCAGACCTAAGAAAGAAGGCTAAAGCACCAGAGTTTGCTAAGCAATTTGGTGGAGGTTCTTCTTCTATAGCTGATTCTTTAGGTATATCTATTGAAGAAGCTGATGAAATAGGAAATGCTTATGATAAGGGTTTCCCTGGGGTAACTTCTTATGGAGAAAAGGCTCTAAAGGCAGTTAAAAAGGATGGTTATATATTGATTAATCCTATTACTGGACATAAAATCTATTGGAGTGACCACTCCTATTGGTTAATAGAAGGAGCTAAATTCACTAGTGAGTTTTGGGATAACTATAGAAAACAAAAAGAGTTATTAGGTGATGAGTTTCATAAAACTTGGATGAGAAGAAGAGTATCATTACACTTTAAGGCAGTCAGTAAATGGGGTAGACTTGGATTAAATAGTCCTACTCAGGGTGAAATGAAGGTTTGTGCCCTGAATAAACTCCTTAAATTCGGTGAATGCTGAGATGCAAATACCGAGCCAAGCTATATAGTAATATATAGAAGGTGTAACGACTAGCACATGGAGTCCTAATGGGATGGTAAAGTGCCAAGAAAAGGGAGAATATATTTTGAAATGTTATTAATTATACCTATATTTGTACTGGAATAATAAAGTATAAATATGAAAAGTAAAGTACCAAAACATTTAGAGGTAAGAAAATGTATAAATTGTGGTAAGGAGTGGGAGGTATTAGTTAAATCTAATGTTTCTCTCAGTAGGACACAAATGTTTTGTAGTGAATGTGTGAGTAGCTTAAGTATGTGGGAAAGAAAAAGAATTGCTATGAGCAAGATACCTGATATAAGAAGCAAGTATCTTAAATCTAAAAGGAATGAATTTTTAAGAAACTATAAAAAGCAAATGTTACACAGAACAAGAGCTAGAGCAGAACTCAAAGGATTAGAGTTTAATATTGATGAAGATGATATTGTAATCCCAGAGATATGTCCTATACTTGAAGTTCCTATTATTGTAGGAACTAAAGGAGAATATGAGTATTCTCCATCTATTGATAGAATAGATAATAGTAAAGGATATATTAAAGGTAATGTACAAATTATCTCTAAGAAAGCAAACTCTATGAAGAACTCTGCTACTTCTACTGAATTAATAACATTTTGTAAAAATATATTAAGATATAGTCTGAACAGTATTAAAAAAGAAGATACTGAACTACAGGATAAAGAGCCTGTAGGATAACATAATTGACAGGTGCTATTGTATTAAAGTATGCTGTAACTAACTTCTTCAAGTGGATTGTAGCTAATAATCTATTCTCTGTTGTTAAAATAGTAAATCTAGTACATGATGAAATATGTATAGAGTATCCTGAATCTATGTCAGAAATAGCTGATAAACTTAAATTCTATATGGAAGAATCAGCTAAGATGTTTTGTAGTAAACTTCCTATTCCTGCTGAGGCTGAAATATCAACTCACTGGGTGCATTAAACTATTGTATATGTATGTATTAATAATTGGGATAGGTGTAGCCCTTGCTATATTGGCAGGGCTACTTTATTATTCAAATAAATCTCAAAAGAGTCAGATTTATGTTTATCCTAAAACTAAAAACCAATACCTAGTTAAAGGTATAGTTAAAATGAAGGATATTAATAGTGGTGAATGGACTGATGCTGTTCTATATGTTAGCATGAAGAATGGTCATCATTATGTTAGGGAGAAAAGACAATTCCTTGACAAGTTTGTAACATTAAAAGAATGGGAAAATAAATGAACGAAGATTTTATAAAAATAATTAGAGATTCTTTAGAATATAACCCTTTAAATGGAGAATTCAAATGGAAGAAGAGATTATCTAATAGAATTAATATTGGTGATGTAGCTGGTTCTATACATAAGAAGGGTTATGTTATTATTAGTTTAAAAGGAAAGAGAATATTCGCTCATATATTGGCATGGTGTATTACCTATGATAGACTTCCTATAGGTCAAATAGACCACATTAATCATATTCCTTGGGATAATAGAATCTCTAATTTAAGAGAAGTCTCTGCATTAGAAAATAGCAGAAATCTATCAATGAAGGTAAATAATACTTCTGGAATTACTGGGGTATCTTTTGATAGATGGTCTAATAAATGGGTAGTTAGAATTAAAAATAATAACGGTAAATATGAGAACAGAGGAAGATTTAATTCAATTAGTGAAGCTGAATTTGCCAGAGATAGAGCACTTAGTGAACTTGGGTATTCTCAAAACCACGGAAAGTAATATAAGAACCTACAATGTAGGCAGTAGTGATTATTCTAAATATATCATACAACCTTGGAGTGTGTGGTTAGAATATAACCTCAATCCTTGGGATGCTGATATTGTGAAGAGAATTCTCAGAACTAAGTCTACTGATAGTAGAAAGCTTGATTATGAGAAGATTATTCATATATGCAAAGAGAGAATTAGACAAATTGAATTAGGATTAGAATAATGGCACAGCAAGGAATTTATGTAAGTCCTGATAATATTGTACCAAATAGGGATAGAGGTAATAAACAAAACCTTTATCTCTATGTGTGCAAGTATAATATTGCTTATGGTAATGGAATGGTTCTTGTAGCAGCAAGAAATCCTATAAGAGCTATGGAAATACTTGAAGCTACTAATCGTAAAGATGATTATGGATATTCAGTATATCAAGATGCAGACTTAGAACATGTAGTAGGAGCTACCTATAATGGCTATGAGGGCATCTTGCATCAACAACATTATCTTGAATAATTATGGCAACTGAAAAGCAAACAAAGTGGAGAGTCAGAGGTAGAACTCTGTTTGAAATTAAAGGTATCGCTTCAAAAAGTAACATTGCTAATAGCAGGTGTTTAACTCCAAGAGAAAGAGAACTTCTTAGAGAAGCCTTTAATATTATACAAGATGTAGTAGATAATTCTACTGAATCAAGTAGAGAGTTAGGTTTTAATGCAGTTGAGAGGTGTAAATACTGTGGGAAGCCTGCAACTCATGAAGGATTGTGTGAGAAATGTTATAATATGAGGAATTATTAATATGATAGAAGCATCAGTTGAAAGTGTAATTGAACAAGCAGCTCAGGAATCATTCTTTCCACCTAGATTATGGGTGATTACATATGATTTAAGAGCTATTGGTAAGGGTATTGCAATGGTAAAAGCATCTAATGCAAATGATGCTGAGCAAATACTAAAGACTAATGGTATGTACAATGGTACTCAATCAGAGTATCTTGTAACTAAGACAGAAGAGATTGTCATTCCACCTTGTTGTGGTTTAATGGCAGAACAGAATGTGGAATTCTTTAACAACAATTAACTATGGATAATTTACCTTTAGGAGCAGCAAATCATCCTGATGCACCATTCAATGAACCTTTAAATACTGAACATAAAAGGTTTGTGAGTGTGACTATATCATACTATGATACTGTTGAAGCACCTGTAAATAGCTCTGATGATTTTATAGAAAAGTCTTTTTATAAAAAGGTATTTGACAGAGATATTCCTAAGGAATTTGATATTGATGAAGTTGTAGTACTAAATGACTAATTATGAGAATTATAAAACCAAGTTTTGAGATTTGGGACCAAGAAGAAGATCTTGAAGGAGTTTATAAACAAATTGAAAGGGCAGGGAGAGTATGTTATAAATCTGAAGATAAAATATCAGAGAATACATATAAAGAGTTTGTAGATAGAATGATTGCTTCTAAACATTGTTATACTGGCTCAACTGAAATTCTAACAGAAAAAGGTTGGATAAGATTTGACTCATATAATGGGGAAAAAGTAGCAACAGTTGATGCTCTTAATAATTTTAATGGTTTTGAGACTCCATATAGAATTATTAGACATCAATACACTGGAAACTTCTACTTTTACCCGTCTCTAGGAATAGAGGTAACTGATGGGCATAGAATGTATGGACTATTTAGAGAAAGTAGGAATAATTTCTATAATAATGAGTCCTATATTCCGTTTGTCTGTGGTGACTCTTACATTGATAATAATGGGAGAAAGAAAACTCTTGGAGAAAGAATGTTCAAGTCTCCTAAGCATTGTAACAGGTTAAATGTTACGGACCCATTTGGAGAATTAATCGGGTTCTGGTTAGGAGATGGCTGCTATAATGTTCAAACAATAAATAAACTTGTTTTTCATCTAAAGAAACAGAGGAAAATAGAATATTTGAAAACTTTATGTGAAGAGCTAGGATATGAATTTGAAGTAGGAAAAGGCAATTATTATAGAATATGTAGTTCACAGATTGGAGCCAAGTTTAATTCTCTATTCTATAAGGATGGAAATAAATATATTCCAAAAGACTATGCTAATGATAATCCTATCATGATTCACTCTATTATTCAGGGATTAATTAATTCTGATGGGAGTCATGGTATAAACACAAGGACTATTACTTTTACTAGTACTAGTTGGAATATTATTGATTGGATAAATAAATGGGCAACTGTAGCAGGATATACTGTATCTTTTAGGGGAGTATGCCATGAATCACCAGTACATAATCCTGTATATAAAATACTGTTTCTAACCACTGATTATACTATAAATAATGATAGTAGATATGCAGATTCTAAAGTTTTAATTACTAATAAAACTGAAAATGTTTACTGTGTTACAGTATCTACTGGACTTATTATAGTAAGAGGGGACAATGGAGTAACTTCTATATGTGGCAATTGTGCTATGTTAGAACACGGTACTGTGTATTTAAAGTGTAAAACATATATCTCAAATTTATATATACATCCTGAAGATGGTCAAGAAGAAGATTCAAATGATTTGTGTAAATATTTTGATTCTCCATATTCAAAAATGTATGACGATGGTGAGTGGATATATGTTACTACTAACTACAGAGTACTTGTAGAGAATAACTGGCTTGATGATTTACAATATATCTGTGAACCTACAGAGTTCCATGAAAAGAGATATACTGTTAAGTTTATCTGTGATAGAGGTGTAAGTCATGAGTTTGTAAGACATAGAGTATTTAGCTTTGCTCAGGAAAGTACAAGGTATTGTAACTACAGTAAGGATAAGTTTAACAATGAATGTATATTTATTCAACCACCGTGGTTAGATGATATAGAGACTAATTTAGATTTTAAAGACTCTCTTGAACATTCAGAAGCAGCTTACTTTGCTTTAATTAAGAGAGGCTGGAAACCTCAACAAGCTAGGAATGTATTACCTAATGCCTTAAAGACTGAATTAGTAATGACTGGTTTTGCAAGTGATTGGGAACACTTCTTCAAGTTAAGAGATGCAGGTAGCGCACATCCACAGGCTTATGAACTAGCACATCCATTGCATATGGAATTCTTGAGAAGAGGTTATATTACTGATTTATACAATGAAGCTAATCCTGATTAATATGTTTTGGATAGGATTTCTTGCAGGAGTATTAGTGTCAGTTGGCACTATAATATTAAGTATTGCTTACTATGTTAAGCATGGTGGTTATTATTAAATAGAAGAAAGTATGATAAAGAGTTTTAAAGTAGGAGATGTATTGAGTGAAAGTTCTCATTACAAAGTATTAGCAGATAATGGTAATTTAAACTTTAAGTTGAAGCATCTAGAAAGTGGTGATATGGTTTACATAGGAAAAGAGTATATCCATAATTACCTTGAATCTGCTGATGACTTTACTAATGAAGTGAAGGTAACTAGAGAAGATAAGAAAGATGGTACTTTAGGTATCAGAAGTATCTTTGAAGGTATTCATGGTTCTCAAGTATTTACTGTTTGTTTCAAGAAACAGGATACACCTAAATCTCAAAGAAAGCTTAATGCTGAGATTGCTACTTTGATTAGTGATTTCTCAAAGGAGATTGATACTATTCAAAAGAATAAAAAGGGTGTTGCTGAGGCAGCAAAGAAGTTTGCTGAAGAGTTGATTAAGAATCCTATCTTACCTTATGAAGAAGGTGAAGACAGGGTATTAAGAGGCTTCAAGATTCAATTTGAGAGTAGAGATGGCAGGTATAACTGCATAGACATGGACATTGAAGATACTAACAATGTTAGACCTGTTAATATAAATACCATCAGATGGATCATCTTAGGAGGTACTAAATATGTTGTTGAGTAATGAATGAACCTATTAAGAAAACTTCTGAAGAGTGGCAATCTATATTTCCATATCCCAAGGTTTTAGACCCTGATGGTTGGGATAGAAAGAACTATGATTACTCTTGGAAAGAAGAGAAAATCACACTTGAAGAGTATGAGGCTAGAAGGAGTCAGAGTACATGTGTGTGTTCTATTATTACAGAAAGAATGTTTGAGAAGGGAGTAGATTAAATCTACTCCTTTTTTCTTTTCTATAAGGATTATTCTTTTCTTATGGAACTTTTGGACTTATTCTATTGTTTATTTAAAAAATATATTCTACTTTTGCAAAGTAATTAACTAATTAATTGAATGTTATATGAGTAAGACTTGTTATACTCCAGAGAAAGGTCTGGATGATGTAATAGCTAGTAAGGTAACAGGATGGAATAAATACTTAGTTGCTAACCTTAGAGGTTTATATCAGGAAAGAAATCCTGAAGCTGAAACTCCAACTGCTGAAACTCTTATTGAGTTCAGAAGGAGTCTTAGTAAAGAAGACTCTAAGAGACTTCTTGATGCTATAAATAGTCCTGCTGTGTCTTATACACAGTTAAGAGATGACTTTAATGCAGAAGAGAGATTCAACAGAATCAGTATGATTTCCACCATGTTCTCAGACATTGTAGATGCTGTTCAGGAGGAATATCCCTCTGTAAGTAGAAAAGATATTATAGCTGGATTCACTGTTGATGGACAACAAGCTGGTGGTGTAGCTGGTATCTTTAATGAGATATATGATACTCTTCAATCACAATATAGTGATGCTATAGAAGAGAATGATACTGAAACAGCAGCTAAATATCAAAAGGTATTTGATAACTGGGGAGCCTTAATATCCTTTGCAAAACTTAGAATTAGAGATGCAGAAGACCTTAAATTAGGTCAAGACATTAACTTTGCTGATGATTCCAATCCTAACAACTTCAATGAAAATGATATGACTGAGAAGTTTGTTATGGAAGAATCTAAGAGAGAAGGTTGGATGGAACAAGCTGAATTTGAGTCTTCTTTTGGCTCAGTTGGAAAGCAAGTTAGAAAGGTTATTGGTAGAGTTCCAGTATATAAGGATGGTGAAGTAGTACTGGATGATTTAGGTTTCCCTGTAATGCAGGACCCTGTAAGAATGCATCAGGAATTACTTGATGTGCTTAGAGGTGTAGGCAGTGAAACTGAAATGATGAATGCTCTTAGAGAGTATAGTAGTACTGCTGGATGGGTAACTCCATTTATGCAAGAGCTGGAAAATCCTCAAATAAGAACTCAATTCTATACTGACTTTAAGAAAAACTTTCAGCCTTATTCTATGCAAACTGAAAAGCAGGAAGGTAGAATAAGAACTTATAAGACAACATTACTTAATAGAATTAAGGGTAATGCTCCTTTTAGTTCATTCTTAACTTCAGTTAAGCTTGGTAAGGTAGTTAATCCTAGGAACAGTATCTTTGAAAAGAGTGGTACTGGTACTAGAGTTATGCCAATTAGACTAGAGAGAATTAAGAGTAAAATAGTTGATACTTTAGCAGAACCTGAAAGAATAAATGAGAAATCAAAGTTCTGGATGATGTCTAAATTAGAGAGGAAACAGTTCTTAATTGATGCTACTGAGTCTCTTGGTATTGATATAGATGGTGAAACTTTAGATAGAATAATGTCTAGAAACAGAGATATTAGGGCATTAAACAAAGAACTGTTAGGTGCAGCTAAGTTTGGTCTCAATCTAACTAAAGAAGAACAAGAAGGTAAAAAGGAGATTAGTTATGAAGAGCTTATCAAAAGAGCTTCTAGTAATGAGAAGAAAGGTGTCCTCAGAGAAAAGATTACTAAAGTACTGGCAATAGTTGCTAAGAGTAGAGAAGGGCTAAAACTTGAAAGTAGAGTTAGATATGGTGATAATACATTCTTTAGTAATGTTATCCCATCATTCATGGGAGATAGATTTGATAAGATAGCTTCTTTTGTGAAAGCTACTGACAAGAAAGGACTTCAGGCTATGCTTGAAACTACTTATCTCAACTCATCTTATTTTCAATATGATGGTAAGATACTTAACAAGTGGTTAGAAGAACTCTATAATAGTGATTTAAGTACTGAAGATAATTTTGCTGCAAACTTTACCTTTAAGAGATTCTTAGGTACAGATAAACTTAAGTTTGAAGACTTCACTAGTAAGCAGCATATAGTACAAATGCTCAATGAGTATTTCTCTGAAAAACAAATTAGTCCTAATAGTCAATATGCTTGGTATCCTGTATTCATCTTAGGTGATAGTGGAGTAGCTAAGTTTATTAAAGCTAAAAGGTATGGTGGTCAAGAGATACTTGATGGTATGTACAATGTCTATATTCAAGAGAAGAGAAGAATGGAGTTAGCCAAGGCTGCTAATAGAAAGATGCAGGACCAAGGGTTAAAGGCTATTGATAACTTTTCAAGAAATACAGATAAGTTTAGCCTACTTTCCTTCTTAAATGAACCTAAGTATGCTGGAATGATTAAAGAAAGTAACATTGAACAGACTGTTAAACAAGCTATTAGAGCTTATATGGATGATTCTGTTACTAAGTTCAAGCAACAACTTAATACATTAGGAGTGCTTGAACAGCAAAATAGTCAGTATGTTTATTTGAGTCAAGAAGTTAAGGGTAATAGAACTATAGATCAAGTATTATCAGACTATTACTGGAATACAAAGTTTGCTACTATCCAACAGTTACAGATGATGACTATTGATCCTTCTTTCTATAAAGGAACTAAAGACCTTCAAAAGAGATATAAGGAAATTCATGCTCCTGGCTCTGCATTAAGTGTAGAAGCTATTGACCCATTTACAGGTGAAAGATATAGCAATGATGGTATTGAAAGAGTAGTTTACTTTGATGATATTGATGTAAATGCAGAGAAGTTTGATCCAGAGTTCATGGCAGCAATTGCTAGTCACTTTGGTAAAAACTCTGATGTTTATAAGATGTATAAGAAGAATACTCTTACAGATGGTCAGGGCTATAGAACACTTGAAAGTTATAAGAAGGTAATGGGTATGGCTGGTAAGTGGGATGAAAGAATGGAAGCAGCTTATAATCAGATGCAATCTATTAGGTCTAAGATAGGTAAAGATGAAAATCCATCAATGGAAGATATCAAGTCTATCTCAGATTTAGCTGTTATATTTCAACCTATTAAGCCTTATTTATTCTCTTTTGAGAACTATAGTATCAATGAAGCAGTTATGCTAAAGATACCTGTTCAACATAAATATGCAGAAGCAGTTCTTATACCTGAACTTCTTCCTGCTGGAAGTAAGTTAAGAGATATAGCTTATTGGATGGAAGAGCATGTAAATCCTGAAACTGGTAAGAGTGAGCCTATAGATATGATTGGTTCTACTAAGATTGTTAAGGTAGGTGGATTTGGTTCTACTGATATTAGCAATGTAGACTCAAGAACTATCAATGATGCAATGAATAAAGGTTATGTTCATCAGTTAAGCTATGCTGACTATAGAATCCAGACTAATGTTCCAGAGCATGTTAATAGCTCTCAGTTATTTGGTACTCAGGTAAGAAAGCTTATTATGGCTAAGGTAGGAAAGTTTAAAGACTACAGTAGTTATATAGGTGGAAAGAGAGTTAATCTTGGTGGTAAATATGGTAATGTTAAGTTGAATGGTGGTAATCTTGTAAGATTCTATAACTCTCTTATTACTGCCAATATCATTGATTCTTATCATTTATTTGAGAATGCAGTATCTGATGCTAATAAGATAAGCAACAGGTTAATCCAGACTACAGCTAATAATAGTAGAGAGTCTAAAGATAACATGATGGCTTATGCACTAAATGAAAGAGGTGAATTTACTGTACCTTTATTTGAAGGTGGCTTAGAGCATGATAGTTCAGCTTTATTCTTTAGTCTCTTTAAGAAGATGGTTAACAAACAATCTATTAAAGGTGGTAGTGCTGTTCAAGTATCAGCTATGGGTATTACTGGTTATGAGGAAGATGGTGGTTTGAGATATGTAACAGACCCTAATAATCCTAATAATATACTCTATGCAGAGTGTGAAATACCTTGGGATTTAACTTATACTGATAGTACTGGTAGAGAGCAATCATTAGACTTTGAGACCTATTGTAATGAAGATGGTACTCTAAAGATTGATGAGAATGGTAATACCATATTAGAGAAAACTTATCCTAATATACTTAGTTTACTTGCATATAGAATTCCAACTGAAAGAGATTACTCAATGATTAATCTGAGAGTAAAAAGATTTAGTCATAAGACTGCTGGAGGTACTATCAAAGTACCACCTCAGGGAACTACTATTGCAGGTTTTGACTTTGATATTGATAAGTTGTATTTCATGAGAAATGAGTATCAACAAAGACAACTTACATCAGAGGAAATAAAGAATATATGGTCAGAGTTCTATGATACATATCCTAATTTGAAGGCAGTTCTTCAAGAAGCAAGAGAAGAAGATACTGAATCATTAGACAGACTATATAAGTATTGGGAGAAAGCTGGATTACCTTATTCATATCAAGCAGCTTTCAATCAGTTTGTAGCTGATAGAGGTTATATAAAGTTTGAAGAATATGACTTTAGTAAGAGTCCATTAGAGAATAGTAAGGCTAGTAGAAACAACATGCTTATTCATTTGATACAACAGAGATTAAGTGATGTTGAGACTTTTGGAGATAGATATACCCCAGGTGGATTTGCTAATGCTTCTAAGGCAGCTAGAGTTATGAGAGAGTTAATGTTTGGTAAGGCAGAAGTTAATCATCAAGATAAGACTATTAACCTTTCAAGTATTAATAAAGCTATTGATGAAGGAAGTCTAACTGATCCAGAGCCTAATTATGATCCTAGTGACCCTATGACTATTGTTATTTATAACCAGCAGAATAATGTTGCAGGTAAATTGATTGGTATCTTTGCAAATCAAAATACTAATCATGCATTTGCTTCATTGATGGAACAGTTTTCTTTAAAGAAGCCTATTACATTTGCAGGTAAAAGTTATTCTGATTTACTTCATAATGATAAAATAGATACTAGTTTGAATGTTGCTGAGTTTCTAGCTGCATCAGTAGATGCTGTGAAGGACCCAGTACTTAACTATTTGAACTTGAATACTATTACTGCTGATGCTGGTGCTATGTTAGCAAGACTTGGTTTTACTACTGAGGATATTGGTTTATTATTCAATCAACCTATTATTAAGGATATATGTGAATACAGCTTTAATAATGGTATGTCTGATATTAACTCTGTGATAGACAATGTATTAGACAATTATGAGGTTGATGGTGAGTTAAAGAAGGCTATACCTGATGAAGACCTTTCAAGAGAAAAGCTAGCATATAATATAGTTCAGGCTGCAAACACTAGTAAGGAAGAACTAATGAAGAGTGATGAATTTGTTGAGAAACAAATTATTGTTGCTGATTTATTTAGAGAAATCCTTGAAGCTAGTAATGATGTATCTCAGTTTGTAAGAAACACTAAGTTTACTGCATCTAATGCTGTAGGTTCTACTTTTGGTGATGCCTATGCACAACAGATGAAAGTAGCTGCTTATGTTAAGTCATTTACAAAAGCTGATGCTCTCAAGGTTGAGATGAAAGTAGCTCAAGATATTAATGCTCCTATGAATAATGAAGTAGGAACATTATCTATGAATGACCAAGAGTACATGGAATCTTTACTTGAGAATCCTTTTGCTTATGAACAGGCTATGTATGATATGAATAGAAAGGCTGAGAAAGTAATCAATAAATTCTATCCTTATAATACTAAAGCCTATAAAGAAGCTAGAGAAGGAATAGCTGCATTTACTAGAAGTGGTTTGCTTGATGCAGAGACTATTAATAGTATTCACAGTGACTTAATGGTATTTATGTTAAGTCAGCAAGAGAATAGTTTATTTAATGGTAATATGCCTATTAATGCAGCAGGTGAAGAAGTTACAGCTAGAGAATACTTCACAGAGATATTCCCTGAAGGTTTATTCAATATTCTTGAAGCTAATCCTACAATGAAGTCTATGCCTATATTCCAGTATATGCAGTTTGTTACTGATGAAAAGACTGGTAAAGTAAGCATGAATATTCAGGATATAGGTGGTTTAGCACCTTATCAAAAGGATGAAATTAAAGAGAGTTGGGGAGACTTATTAAGGAATGAGCAGACTGCTGAATTGGCACAATCTCTGTTCTTGTATAACTATTACAAGCTTGGCTTTACTTATAGTCCTATGGCATTTATGAACTTAGCTCCTACAGAAGTTAAGTTAGCTGTGCAAGTGGGATATGATTATAATGGCAATCCTAAATCTTATGTTGACTTTTTAAATGATGTACAAAAGAGTAGGATTGGTGTTAATAATCAAGAGTTTGCTAAACAGTATTTACTTAATCATTTAGATAATAACAGACTAGTATTTCATCCTAAAGGAAGAAATGGTAGACTTATAAGTAGCCTAGCTTTTAGTGATGGAGTAGCTGTAAGCAGCTTTACTCTTGATGTAAAGAAGTTAGGTAAAGAAGGTAATCCATTCTTATTACCTAGTGAAGAGAAAGGAGTATCTTACTTTAGACCTGTTATTGTTATAGATGATATAGTATATATGTGTGATAGTAATGATGTAGTATTTAATGCCAGTACTACTGGAAGTATTAACTATTATAAGGTTGATGCTTTAGGTGAATCTGGAAAGTCTTTACAATATTCTTCCAACTCAATGACAGTAAGTACAATAGCTGATACTGAAGTTCAAGAGGATGGTAATACATCAGTTGAACCTGAAGTAGTTAATACTGTAGATACTAGTATGAGTACAGAAGAATTAGTTAGACAGGCTACTGATTTAGCATTAAAAGCTGATAATACCTTAGATAAGGCATTAGTGATTGAGATGCTAAATAAAGCTAGTGTAGAAGATTTAATTGATACTATTGAGTCATTGAAAGCTCAAGCTAATAATGTAACTGACCAAGAAGGTAATAAGATTTGTTAATATGGATAAGTGTAGTATAATTCCAAGAGTAAAGAATAGTAAAGGTGAATTTGTAGAGAGTGACTTATTTAAGTCACTCCTACATTACACTAATGACAGAGAGATATCTAAGCAATATTATGCTGTAGGTACTAGTCCTGAATTCTTAAGTAGAGTAGCTAATGAAGCTAAGTTTGATAGTAATGGCGAGATAACCTTTCAATCTCTTAGGCAGCTAACTAAGCTGAATCTAAGTGATGAGAAGGTTAAACAAACCTTGAATAAAGACATTGGTGCTGGTGTATATGATTACAATGAAGCTGTACCTAAACTACAGTCCTTTAATAGAAGTAGCCCATACAATGATAAGTATATGGCTACTATTATTAATAAGGATAATGGTAAGGTTGAATTAACTGTAGTCAATAAGAACAACACTAATGTAGCTCAGTTAAATGATAACATAGCTAACAGAAGTCTACAAGAGAGAATTAAGTTCTACTTAAATAGAGCTGGTGTTGATTATAGTTTCCTTGATGATAGTGAGAGAATTAATGGTAGATACAGTACTGTCAATGCTACTAAAACTGCTGATAGTCTCTATCAATTAATTAAGGTAGCTAATAATGAACAAATAGATAGTAGTTTATCTGAAGAAGCTGGCCACTTTGCTGTAGGTGCATTAGGTAATTCTCCACTAGTTCAAAGACTTGAGAGATTGTTAACTCCTGATGTACAGAGAGTTATAATGGGTGATGAATACAATACTATTGCTTATAGAGATGATCCTGCAAGAGAAGTTGCTGGTCATCTAGTAGGTAAGGCTATTAATGGTGAGATAGATAAGAGAGCTTCATGGCAGAACATAGTTAATAGGATAGTAGGTCAGATTAAAAGAGTCTTTAATAACATCACAGGCAATGAAATAGCTAATGCTAAATTAGAGGCAGTAAGAACTGCTGATGCTATTGCACAAGGCTTTATGTCACCTAGTTTCCAGGGCACTGTTGAAAATGCACTTGAAACCCAAGAGACACTGTATAGTGCTAGAGACTCTGTTAATGTTGCTACCTTCAAGTCTGTTTTAAATATACTGAGAAGTCAAACATCACAGATGAGAGCTATTGATAAGTCTCTTTATAATAAGTACAATCAATTAGCAGGTCAAGTTGAAGCTGGTAGAACCAGTAGTCAACCATCACTATTTGCAGACTTAATTGCTGTAGATGGTATTACAGAAGCTATGGATTTAATGGTTGATACTGTACCTGAGATGATCGCTAAGTTAGCTAAAGTAGACTTTAATGTAACTAGTATTACACCAGAGAATGCAGCTTTATTAAGAGAAGTAGGAACCTTTGTTGCTAATGCACAGGCTATTCTTAAAATAGTAAAGGATGCTACTACTACAGAAGACTCAAGACTTAGATTACAGAATGTCAATGAAAGCACAATAAACCAGCTTAAGGCTCTTAGAAGAAATCTTAATGAGGCTATTAATGGTGATAATAGATTACTTAATACTCTTGAAGTTAAACAGAGAGAGTTCTATCTTAAGTTCCTTGAAGATGCTATGGGTTCTACTTATGTAAATAGAGCAGCTAGAGTAATATTTGATTGGAAGAAAGGTCAAAGAGGTCTTAGATGGGTTAGTGCTGAAAAGATTCCTATTGAAGATTTACTTAGATATATGGAGAAGGATATTAGTATTCATGAATCTATTCTAGCTTCAATGTCAAATAACTCTGATGTTATTGGTCAATTAGCTGATAGGACTGTGAAGTTAGCTAATAAGTATGCTGATGATATGACTATTCAGACTCAAGATAGACTAAAGATACTTGAAGGTGATTTACATAGCATAGGAGAGAAGAATACAGATGCTTTCTGTGAGATAAGTCCTAGAACTGGTAAACTAACTGGTAACATAGTATCACCTTATGTTTGGGGTGACTATGAAGATGATTGGTTACAGTTTAAGAAAGAATGTAGAGATGACTTCTATGCAAACAATCCTAATCTTGAAGGTAAATCAGACTTTGAGAAGAGTCTACTGTGGGATCAATACTTTAAACCATTAGTTAAGTCTTGGCATAAACAGCACTCTCAATGGAACCAAGTTGAGCAAAGATGGTATCCTAATGATACTTATTTAAGTGAACAGTATGAGAAAACTATTAAGGGTACTCCAAGAGCTGGATGGTTAAGTAAGTACATGAATCTTAAAGCTGAATTAGATGGATTTCTACCTGATGGTAGTACTAATATCTATAGAATGCCACAGTTCAAAGGTACTACTATGAATAAAATCAGAAATAGAAGAATGACTGAAGGCACTGGAAAGGCTATTAGTTATACTCTAAGAAGAAACATGGCAGATACCTTTGTTGAAGATAGTGAAGACAGAGACTTTGGTAGTGATCAAACCTATAATACAATAGAGGAAGATATGTTCTCTAATCAACTTGAATTTGAGAAAGAGAAGTTAAACAGAGTTCCTATCTATGGTATTAATAAGTTAAGAGATAGTGCAGAGTTAAGTACTGATTTATTTCAATCTACTTTAGCTTATGCTGGGATGGCACATACTTATGCAGGCATATCCAGTATTGCAGGTACTCTTGAGATTGGTAAGGATGTCTTGAAGAGAAGAGCTGTAGGAGGTATAAGGGCAGAGTCTGAAAGAGATGAAACTTCCAGAGCATTTAAAAGATACCAGAAGTTCCTAGATAAACAAGTGTATGGTATTAATACTACTAAAATTAAGATAGGAAAGAAAGTAGTGCTTAATAAGGTAGTAGGATTCTTCACTGGATTAGCATCAAAGTTCTTCTTAGGTGGTAATGTATTAGGTGGAGCTGTTAACTTAGGTACTGGTTCTCTTGAAATATTCAAAGAGGCTTTATCAGGTGAATTCTTTAGTGTTAAAGACTGGGAGAGAGCTAATATAACTTACTGGAAGAACTTACCATCTAACTGGTTACATGCTGGTGATGATGCTAAAGAAGATAAGGTAAGTTTGTTTATTAGACAGATGAATGCTCTTAATGAAAATAAGAAGAAAGAGAGAGATTACTATACTAATAAATCTAAGTGGGTTAAGTTAAATCCAGTAGGAGAAAATCTATTCTTACCTTATAAATGTGGTGAACACTATATGCAGACTATGGCATTTCTTGCTACAGCCAATGGTACTAAACTCATTGATGAGAATGGAAATCCTATTAGTCTATACAATGCTTATCAAGTAGTTAACATAGATGATAGTAAGCCTAATTTAGGTAAGACTCTTCAAATGAAACAAGGTGTCAGAGTACTAGATAAAGATACTGGGGAATTAAAACCTTGGAGTATTGAAGATGAATCTAAGTTTATGGATAGAGCCAGAGAAATCAATAACAGAATGCATGGTATCTATAACAATTCAGATAAAGTGGCTATACAACAGAATGTTTATGGTAATGCTTTATTAGCTATGAGGGGTTATGCATTAGGTATGATACAAAGAAGGTTTGGTGTTAATGCTTATAGTGTTGCATTAGGTACTGAAACTGAAGGTTCTATGAGAACATTAGCTAAGGTAATTGCATCTACATTCACAGACAAAGGAGGCTTTGCTTTAACAGCTAGAGCTATCTTTACTCCAGTATCAAAGACTACTCAACAAAGAATGCTTAATGCTGGTTTCTCAGCTAATCAGTATTATAATATGAGAAGAAATTGGGCTGACATGGCTGTCATTGTAGCATTGACTTTACTTAAGATGTTAAGTGCTAAGCCTGATGATGACGATGATGAAGAACCAGACCAAGCTATGGGTTTCTTATATTATGCAGCTAGTAGATTATACAGTGAACAAGCAGCATTTAATACTCCTTGGGGATTTGCTAAAGAGGCTCTAGTAGTAACTAATATATCTCCTGTTGGATTTAGTTTAGCAACTGACCTAGTTAATATAGTAACATTATTTGCTACTCAAGAAGAGTATAAATCAAGTGGTAGTACTTATGAGAAAGGTGACTTGAAATGGGCACATAAAGTTGAAAGAATGCTTCCTTATTGGAGAAGTTACTTAATGATGCAGAATCCATATCAAGCAGCACAGAGTTATCAGTATGGTAGGGCTAATCTTACCAAATAACAATGTTCATATATGCAAAAAAAAGGCTAGAGGTTAATCCCCCCTAGCCTTTCTTTTTTTTATACTAGCTATACTTAACTTAGACACTCTTTCTGATGTTGTTTCTCATCTTCAGTCATGTTATTCCAAGACTCTTTAGTATATCCCATTGTTATTGCAGCCTGTCTAACTTCATCACTAATTGATTCCCAGTTATTAGCTGAAGGAGTAACTATAGGTCCTTTCTTAGCTGGTTTAGCAAATCTGTTTTTAACTTTACCCATCTTTAAACCTAAGTTCTTATTAACTGTAGTCTCAGCATCAGGTATTTCTACCTTTTTAACTTCAACCTCAGCTGGTAACATATCAGTAATCATTTGTTTCTCACTGTCAGTAAGTTTATCATATTGAATATTTACATCAGTAAATGGTACTGCACCTACTTCTTCAAGAGTAGGTTTAGAGTCCATATACTCTTCACCATTAGCAAGTAATTGATTACCTTCACTTATTTCATATACAGTTTTACCATTACCAAATCCTAAAGGAGTAGGATAACTAACATTAATAGGTATAATGTTAAGAGAAGCTACTTTAATACCATACTTATCTTCAATGAACTTCTGATACATTGAGACCTGTTTAGCATATTTCTTTCTTTTCTCATCACTAATACCACTTCTATTAGTCTTCATATCAAAGATATGGAAGTTACCTTGACTATCATAAGCAAGCAAATCAAGAGTTCCAGCAACAGGTATGTCATGTGTTTGACCTTGTGTGTCAGTCACTTTGACAGTACCAGTAACAGTTACATCTCTAGGAATTATTGTAAGACCCTGAGCATCAATATAGTTCTTAAGGCCCATTAATTGATTAGCAAATTTCATCCATTGACTTTGAGATGCATTAGGATAATCAAAATAATAGCCACTTACTAATTTACCATCTTCATTAAAGAACTCACCTGCAAAGAAGTCTCTTACAAACTCATCTACTGATGTTCCTATATTAGTTGAAGGCATAATCCAAGGACTATTAGGATCAAATCTTTCACCAGCATGTTCATCAGCTTGAATGATAGAAGTAACTCTAGCATATCTAACTTCATTGTTATCTACATAACCTGAGTTATCATCAGCTAATCTTATCTCCTTACTATCTTCAACTATTCTATTAGCTATCTGTTTAGCTTTATCTATAGCAGGATTAGATACTGGTTTAACCTCACCTTTTAATGTAGCACCAGTTTCACTGTCAACAATAGCATCACCTACTTTAACTTGGTCTGTAGCTACAATAACAGGAGTATTAATAGGTTTGCCTTGTGTAGCATTAACTTGATTAGCAACTACTTGTGTAGGTACTGGAGTTCTGCTACCATCCTGTTTAAAAGGACTATTAATATCAATACCTCTAATAGTATATTTAAATGAGGTTCTACTAGATTCCAGTATATTATCATCAAATATATCACCAGCATTGCCTAATCTAGCCTTTCTAGCATCATCAGATTCACCTTCGTTAGCATTAAAGTCATTGTAATTAACCTGCCATTTAACAAATGGTTGACTACCATCTTGTCTAAAGTTACCATTATCAAGTATTAAACTCTTAATAGCATTAGCCTTAGTTTCATCAGTCATTGTACCATTAGTTACTCTAGCCATAGGTATAGTATTAACACCATTAGTTAAAACTAATTGATACATTCTATTACCTTCAAGCTTGTCTTCTGTAGGTATGAATGTGTACTCATAACCTTTAGGAACTGTCAGATAGTTACTTAACTTCTTAGTTAAACTTTCACCTAATGAACTTAGTTTAGTAGCACCTTCACCTATTGCAATTAGTGTGTTACCCTCTCTCTTGAATCTAATATCATCACTGAAAGGCTTCTTCTTAAAGAACTCTTCAAGTGTCTTGCTATATCTATGGAGCCTACTATTAGCTTTTAGTATCTCCTCAGGAGTGCCTTCAGTTAATACTTGAGCTATAGGTTGACCTGATCTAGATAAGGAGTTTTGAGGAGTGGTTACATATAACTCAAACTCAGATTCTCCACCTTTCATATTAGGAGTAAAGTAGGCTAAGTGTATTCTTTCACCCTTAGCATCCTGTGCTACTCTTCTAATATTAGGTAAGATTTTATCCTTAGCTTTTCTATAAATAGCTTGTCTATCTTGTATAGGAAGCTTCTCATCATTCATCTTATCTCTATCAGAGGCATCCATATCATTACTCATGATAGTATGTATCAGAGTATTAGGAGTACCTGCCTTAGTATGCTCAGGTGGATTAGCTCTTACATAACCATTAGTAGTAACAACCTTACCATCTTTATCCTTAATCAACTTACCATCTTGTTGAGTTAAAGCTGACATTCTAAGCGGCTCTACTCTAGCAGCACCTTGTGAATTAGCACTAGTTCTAGGCATAAAACCAATAGGTTGATACTTCTTATCATCAATTATAACAGGACCATTGCTATCTTCAACAACTGCCATTATTGGTAAATGATCATTCTCATTATAAGCTTCACCCATCTCTTGCTTAACACCTGCAATAATAGCAGGGTCTGCAATAAACATAATAGGAGTCTTAGGAGTTATATTACCCTTTCTTAAATAGTCATTCATTCTAAAGTTCTTAGAAGCCTGACCTACTACAGAGTTAGGGTAGTTATCTACACTAGCTGTAGTTATAAGACCATTATTTCTCCTTTCTTCATCAACTGTACTAGGAGTTGTAGCTCTTTCTTCTTTAGAGTCTGGTTTAACTTCTTTCTTAACTTTTATCTTTGAAGCTACTTGTTTTAATAATGAAGAAGCTCTATCAGGATTATCACCACCTTGTTGAGATTGTACTTGTAACTGATTAGCCTTAGCCATTATAGCCTCACTAAGATTGTCAGGAGTTTCATATTCACTATCTCCTAATTCATCAAGTATTTGAGTAGCCTGCTCTTTAACATCATTATAAATATCAGATGCATTGTTAATGATGTCTAAACCAATGTCAGCAGCCTTAGCTACTTCCTCATTACTATTAGTTTTAAACTTATCAGTAAGACTTTCTACCTCAGGTTCTATAGTTCTAGTCAGTGAAGGAGTTCTTTCTATCTCACCAAATATACCTACTGACTTAGTAGGTTCAGCAGGAGTATCTTCTTCAAGATTTCTAGATGCACCCATCTCTGGATTAGCTGCTAATTGAGCAAATACTCCAACAGGTTTAGGAGGTTTTGAATCCTCTGTAGTTGTAGGAGCTACTTCCACAGGCTTATTAATAGTCTCTACTTCAGTAATATTCTTATTATATTCCTCAAGTATGCTATTTAAAGTCTGTGCAATCTCTTCTACACTAGATGGAGCCATTTGTTCACCTTCAGGTAATCTACCATTAACCTCACCTATATAATTAAGCAATTCAGAATTACCAGATTCATCAGTTTCAGCTAATACATCAATAGATGCATTAGTAGGACTAATACCTCTGTCTGTTAAGAATTGCATTGAAGTCATGATTACATTCTTATCATTCTCACTTAATGAGTTAAACTTTTCATTACTATCAAGTTGGTCAAATATACCTTCTAATGCCTTATTATCTGATATATACCTGTTATAATTATCATTATCCTTGAGTATATTTCTGATAACACTTCTCTCTCTTACATCAGATTCTCTATAAGCTTTATCTAAGTTCTTAACAAAGGTAGAGTAATCACTTACACTATTAAGATATTCATATTTCTTTCTAGTGTTATCATTAGCTACTTGTTGTTTAATTCTATTAGTAAAAGCATTGAAGCTTGAAGGATCACTAAGTATGCTGTTGTATTGAGTTAAGTAAGCTTGTTGGGCTAGGTTAATCCTACCAGCATCTTCAATCTTATCAATGAAATCACTATATTGTAAAGTACCTTCTCTTATTACATTATCTATAATAGCTCTTTGTTCCTCACTATACTTAGACTTATTCTCAGGATTAAGTATAGTAGCTCTGTCCACTGGATTGAGAGACATAATATCTGCCTCACTAAGAACAGTTCCTTCTATACTATTATCTCTTTCTCTGCCTAGTTTCTTGAGTTGTTTATCTATAGTCTTAAGTGCTACTCTCTTAGCTCTAAGTGCAGGCTCTTCATTAACTTCAAGGTTCTTTCTTTTAGTGATATTCTCTATATCCTTCTTAAGTTCATCCTTCTTCTTAGTTAACTCATCATAAGCATTGTTTATCTTATCCTGAGTACCATAACTAATAAGAGCATCTCTCTGTGCTTCACTAAGATTACTTGAAGTGGTAGGGTTAATAGGGACTTTAGATAATTCATCCTCTAACTGTGTAGCTCTTTCTCTCCAAGAATCTACACTCATCTTACCATAAATTAGTGCTTGCTTAGTATCTTCATCAGCAGCATTACCTAACATCTTATCAATGTTCTCAGACTCTTCAGCTATTCTACTCATAGTATTAAGTAGCTTATTAGAGTTCTTCTTTATAGTCTCAAGTATCTGTGAATCATCCTGTTGAATATCTCTATTGTTAGGTGCATTCTTAAATTGCTGTACTAATGATTGAGCTAATTCAGAACCATCTTCAGCATTAGCTGCATTAGTTAAGTCAGTCATAAATGAGTTATAATAGTCAGTACCTCTGACCTTTTCAAGCATCATAACATCATTAATAGTCTTACCTAACTCACTGTTTCTATATTCAAACTCATCATTTTTACCTGATGCTTCATCCATAGCCTTAGCCCAGTTAAATGTACCAACCAGACCATCATACTTACCTTTATTAGCAGGGTCTTGTATCCAGTCAGTCATTACTTGAGCAGCAGTAGCTCTTTCTTCACCAAGACTTCTTTGTTCTTGAATAGCTTCATAGATAGGATTCCTATATACAATAGGGGACCTTCTTAAAGTATAATCAAGTTTAGATTCATCTTCCATTCTAACAGCAGGACCTCTTCTATTATTAATAGTAGGAGTACCCATACCTGAGGCTAATGCACCATAGATACCTGATAAGATAGTCTCTTTATCAGTCATAGCATCACCAGCTGCCCTACTAGCAGCAAACAAGTCATTAGCAAGAGATTCATCTACTGCATTCTTACCATCACCTTTATATTTATTAGCAATGAAGTTCTGTAAGTTATACTCTGCACCACCTCTTGCAAATGCATCAGATACACTTTGAAGATACTCTTCAGTAAATTCACCAGCAGGTTCCTGTAATACATTAAGTACCTTACTAACTTTACCATAATTAGGAATAACTCTACCTGCCTCTACTCTAAAGTCTTGTGGTGTAAATAACCTACCTAATCTACTTCTTCTCATAGCTTCTTGTACAGAAGGAGTTTGAAGACCAGCTTTAAGAGTCATATTAAGTGCTCCATTAATCATGGAGTTAAGACCCATATTATATACACCTGCCTTAGCTGCATTAGCTTCAGCTTTCTTTATAGATTCCTCATATTGAGGAGCATAAGAGTCATATATTTCCTTATATAATCTCTCAAGGTCTTCCTTTGATTGGGGGTTATAACCTTGTTTACTAAGTTCTTCAGGATTCTGAAGTCTTCTATTAAATTCATCATTTACTACTTTAGCCTGATTCTCAGCTACCATTTGCTTAGCATCATCAAGAAATTGTATCTTAGTGTTAAGACCCTCACTAACACCTTCAACAGTACCCACCATTGCAGGAATAACAAAGGCATTAACCTTTTGCTGAGCTTGTTGTAACCCTCTTAATACTCCATTGACTTTCTCAAGATTATTTAGTGTATTAGCTCTATTAGCTGCAAGAGCTGCACCTTTTAATCCTTGAAATGCCTTATTGGATATAGATGAAAGACCTGCACCAGTTAGCATTGAGGCTATAGTAAAACCTTGTTGATTAACTAATTCAGGTATAGTATTAACACTAAGCAAGTTATCAAGAATACTTCCTTGTTCTTCCTTAGTAGTTCTTATAATAGGTATAGTAGATAATCCACCATTATCCTTAGCTTCTTGAATATTAGCATCAAACAATGAGCCATATTGCATTACATCATTACCATATCTAGTCCAATCATTGTCTATAACATGGTCCATGAAATCAAGGGCTGCATTATCTATATTCTCATTTCTTTCATCACCTATATAGTCAACAGCACCTTTAACCATACCAGCAGCACCAATTAAGGCACCTGCTGTTTGAGCACCCATACCTTTAAAGCCATTCCATATTTTCTCAAATACACTTTGATTTTCTGATGCAGTATTCTGCATCTGTCTTCTAAGTATATTATTAGCTTCTTGTTCACCATAAGCAGACTTAGCAGCATTGTATTCTGCTGCTAGTCTATACTTATCTTCATCAGAGAATGGAAGATATTCAGTACCTTTGTACCTCTTATAATAAGGAGATACATCAGTAGCTATCTTATCAAATTCATCAAGAGCTTTTCTACCTCTTGCAGGCCAGTTGTTATATAACTCAGTTAACTGATTAGCTTGAGTTTGATAGTCTTGACCTTGTTGAAATGCTTTGCCAATACTATCAACCTTCTGTTGTTCTTCATCAGTTTCCTGAGGAGCTTGAAATAACTCACCATTATATAAGCTATCTCTTTGCTCAGGAGTATAACTCTTCAAAGTATTATAGTCTGGTCTATCACCAAACTTCTCTTTAAACTTGAAGTTCTTATACATTCTATCTGTTTGGTCTGGAGTAAGTCCTTCCAACTGTGAAGAATAACTCTTCTCCCAATTCTGTCTATCCTCAGGTGTCAAGCCCTTTAATCCTTTTAATCCTTCCATATTATAATCCCATATTTTCATCAAAATTGATACTACCTGTTACTTGTGGTGTAACAGGAGTAGCCATAGGTAATTGAGAAGTACTTTGCTTAGGCATCAGTACGTAGTCATAGTCACCAACAGCTCTACTCTTATCAGCTTTAACCCTAACCACATCATAGTAATCAAGGTCTATATTCTTCTCTTTAGCTGTCTTCAGCATTTCATCTAAAGCACCTTTAGGTATTTCATTGTAATTGGTTACTATATCACTAGGTTTCACATTATCAAGAGTATAATTACCCCATCCTGATACAGCTTCACTTCTAGTCATACCAAATAAAGTACCTTTTACATCCTTACCTTCTTCACCAGTTCTCCATTTACCTCTGGTATTAGCTATAATAATTGGGGTGTCCCCCCTCTTTGCAGCATCTTTTACACCAGCACCTGCAATACCACTATTACCTACATAGTTCTCAACTCTACCATCAGGGTATATTCTAAGTGCTTTACCTCCACCAATAACTCTAATAGTTGAACCATCTTGAAGAGGTATTGTAGTCTTATCTTTAGCTGCTTGAGCTTTAGCTAATTCAAATCTTTCTCTATCCATCTCTAATCTAGCAGACTCAGCAGGACTCATAAATGCTCTATTACCTTGAGTATCAAACTTCTGAGTACCAATAGCATCATATAAACCAGCATTGATATAGTCTCTAGCTCTAGTTTGAGTAGCTTGATCCCAAGTATCTAAGCCAGCTTCTTGCCACACAGTATCAGCTACTTGCTTTAATTCACTGGGTGCATTAGGATCATTCATTATAGTCTGCATTACTTGTTGAGGAGTATAACCTAACTGTTGCATTTGCTGGAAATACTGACCACCAAGTATTGATTGATACTGAGGATTCTCCTGTATAGTCTTAGCTAAGTTTGAAGCCATCATACTAGCTCTCTTAGATAACTCTGAACCACTAATAGTATTATAAGTAGCATTAGGGTTATTAATTAAATCATCAAGAGATGCAGTACCATAGTCAATATTAAACATTAATGAAGGGTCCTTTTGAATGGCTTCTCTTTGAGCTTTAGTTAATTCTTCTCTCTTAGTTGCAGCTACTTCTATAGGAGTAATTTCATTACTATATCTTCTCTTCATATCTAACAAACCTCTTCTACTCTCTGGTGTTAAACCTTGTCTAGCTAAAAGGTCTGCCTGCTTAGTTAAATCATCAGCATAAGTTTTATATTGAGCATAAGCTACAGGGTCTGATTGCTGATTAGCTAATTTATCCCACATACCAGCTTTAGCTGACATCTCACCTAAACCCTCTTCAATAGCTCTATGTTCAGTAGTAGCTGCTTCAATTGGGGCTAACATCTCAGAATAAGAGAATGGTCTAAACTTTGATCCAATTACTAGACTAGCCATTCTTACCTCCCTTCTTATTACCTTTATACTTCACTTTACCACTTCTAGTAAGATTGTAATTGTATGCAGGGTTACTTTGAATCATATTTCGCGTAAACTCCTCTCTACCTACTTCACCTAAGTTATCAAAGAATCCTGTTAGATTAGCTGATCTATTAGCACTAACTCTATTTCTTTCAGCATTTCTCATGTTGTACTCTTCAATAATACCTCTAAGTTGAGCCTCCTTAACACCTTGAGTAGCTGTAGCAGCTTTTAACCCTGCTTCACTATTAAACATATCAGTTTGTCTATTAAAGCCTTCAACTCTTTCCTTTTGAGCTTGGTTATATTCTTCAGCCTGTCTAGCAAAGTTACCTAAGTTCTGACCATAATTATAATCAGCAGCTAAGATACCTGCCATTGCAGTACCTCTGTTACCTCCTGCATTATTATTAACAGCTCTTCTAGTAGCTCCAGCACTAGCATCAAGTCTATTAAGATAGAACTCTCTATCTAATGGAGTATATCTTAGCTTATTGCCTATTGGAGTTGCTGTAATGGGAGACATATTAGCTACTGCATTGCCTATAGCATTAGCACCTGCATAGTTAGGCTTGTCTCTTAAACTAGCTAAAGCACTGATACCAGAACCTACAACAGGTGCATATCTTAACCATGAAGCACCAAAACCATCTTCATCACTTGAAGGTGAGTTATCATTAGGGTTAGATGTACTACCTTGACTACCTAAGAAATCATTATAAGTAAATGGGTCACCATATAACAAAGTATCATCATTTGCATTTGTAAATCCACCTAATGCAAATTGAGTGCCTTGTCTAGCTTCTTTTTTAGCTCTGACTTCTTCTTGAGCTTGCATTAGTTTACCCATATTAGCAAGTAATCCTCTCTTAGCTATAGGATCATTAGGTCTTTCTTTAGGTTCTTTATTAAACTTCTCAGCTATACTAGCAAAGGTATGGTCTTTATATTTTAGTGGGATGTTGTACTGTTTAAGCATCTTTTCAGTAGGATGTAATCTATTACTGAATACATAGTCATTAAACACAACTTCACCTTCTTCAACTAAATTAGGTTGACCATCAGGAGCTAGTCCCATAGGTACACCACTTAGTGGATTCTCTTCATGAGAACCACCTTCACCTACTACAGTAACCCCATCACTAAATACTCCACCATGAGTCAAAGCATCTGGATGTGTGGTTAACGAGTCCCAAGCCCCTTGAAATAGAGTACCTGTTGGTGCAAAGGTTTCATCATAATTATAGTCCATATAACCACCATTAGCTTTAGCCCAACCTCTTGCATTATCAGCAAAAGTAGCTCTCTTTACTATAGTAGGATTATTACTTCTTTTACCTCTTGCTATACATTCAGCAGTAACCTTACCACCACAATAGTCAGTAAACTTACCTTTATTCTTTTTCTTAATATGAATACCTCCACCTTCAGCAAATAGCATACCACCATCTTCTTTTCTTAATGAAGGATATTTAGCCAATACTTTAGCTCTTACACTAGAATTACCATGAAGTCCAGCTAATCTAAGTGCATCTCTGGCATTAGCTTTAGTTGGAATAGGGTAACTTCTATGTGGACCTGCAAAGTCACTAGAAGGAACCATAGGATAAGGTTTCTTCTTAGAGCCATAATCTTTATCTCTTGATAAGTTACCTCCATCTGCAAAATAATCTATACCATACTGTGGAACTTCAAATGAGTTAGGCATAGATGTCAGTTTATTCTTACTCATAGCTTCTAGTCTCTTATTATATAATTGTTCATTAATGAAATTATAGTCAATAGCATCTCCTGTGAGTAATAATCCACCATCAGCAGCATAGTTAGCTAGTAATGCATTATCACTGGCTGTATCTATATTACCTGCTGTATTTACTAATGATTTCTGTGCTCTTAGATTAGCATTGTCTATTTCTTTATTAAGTCTTCTGGTTTCTCTCTTAGCTTTACTACTAAACCATCCATCTGAGCCAACTTGTGATTTAGTTACATTAGCTAAGTTATTAAAATTAGACCAGTCACTAAGTAACTGATCATTAGTTGAAGCACCAGAAACATAACCTGATTGTTGTTTAGCTGAAGCTTCAGTATCATCAACAAACTCTTCATTGATTTTACTTCCAAAGGCAGCATTAACCACACCTCCCAACATATTTACTCCAGCACCTATAAGTCCTCCTACTCCAGGAATATTTGAAGCTACACTACCAATAGTTTGCATAGCATTACCTACACCAGTACTATTGCCTGATGGATTAATAAGTCCACTAACAGCAGTGGCTCCTGCATTAGCTAATGCACCTCCTATTGCAAATGTATATGGTTTATTTTGTCTTCTTATAATTTTCCTTTTAGCCATAGCATAATTAATTTGTTGCAAATATAAGTAAAGTTATTGACACTACCAATACTTTAAGTGAAAAAGTAAAGGCTGACTACACACTTAGGTTAGCCAGCCTTACTAATATTATACAAAGTAATGTAATATCATATCATGAAACTCAGTTCTATAAGTCTTAGGGTCATTCATTGCTAATTTAACATATACCCAAGTGTTTCTAATTCTATTCAACTTGTTACTGTTATCTCTTGGTATATTAGCTCTCCACACTCTAAACTTCTTCTTTAAAGGTGAAGGCTTACCTAATGTAGTAGTAAGATTTAAAGTACCATGCTGATATTCATTCCACACATCTAAGGTATCAAATGTTACATTATTAAGTAGTGTATCACCATCCCAAGTATCAGCTCTAAATTCAAGAGTATTATATATCTTATCATAAGGTTCATCACTATTATCTATAACAGTAATATAATATGGTTTGGTTACACCATAGAAACTATTATAGTCTCCTGCCTCATGTTCCCAGATAATTCCATTCTTTAAACTAAAGAACTTGCCACCCATATTAAACATAAGAGGAACTGAATCATAACTAAAGAATGATACAAACTCTTGAAGTAATTCTGAATAACATAGAGCAAAGTCCTTATGGATATAATAAATCTCATCATTAGTACTGTCTCTCTGTATAATGAAGTTTGAGAAGTCTCTTGCATTCCATATATCAGTAGAGTTGTACTTATTAATAAAGGTTCTATATCCTTTCTCTGAGGATAAACTCTTTAATGATTCTCCATTAAACAACATCAAGTCATTAGTAAAGTTATCTATGAAATATAAACCACTAGGACTTAAATAGGATGCCCATTTATTCTGTAATCCATTAGTTAGAGTTACATATCTCTTACCATCAACTTTACCACTATTAGCTATTTCAATAGGTATTCCATCATTAGTATTAACCTGTACTGTACTATTAAACAGTACTCTTGAAATGCCCTTATCTTGAAATGCAAAGATGTCATTGCCTATCTTCTTGAGTAAGTTAAGATTACCTCTATCACCATCTAATGTAAGATTTGAAGCTAATGTAATATTAGTCCACATATCAATATCCTCACCTAAGGTCTTCTCTTTAGTCCATGTCAATGAATTAGGGAATAAACTATTACTGTATCTCTCATAATCAATTGTTCTGAAAGTAAAGTAATTATTAGACTGAGAATATACAGGATTAAATAGATTGAAGTTTGTTGGACTCATATTTAAATTATTAACTAATCCTCTGTTTCTATCATACCTTCCATCTATATTAATTCTAGTCTCACACATAAATGATACTATATCTACAATGCTGTTTTGATCTTCACTAGTTGAAGCAAAGGTTCTTAAACAGTCATATCTCTGTATATAAGTATCTCCTTCTGTACAGTTTATATTAATGTTATCACCTATTAATACAGCATCACCTGCTGGTAAGAATGTATTATTAAGTATAGCCTCAGGAGTATCACCACCAAATCTATTAACTACATTGTCTCTATATAATTCAGCTAACCATAATATAGCCCTGTCTTGATTATCAGTGTAAGTAATATTACCTTGATACACAGTATCACCAGCAGGAGCATTTGTATTCCAAAATGGCTTAGTAGTAGGACTATTCTGTAGTATTGAAGTACAAGTATTGTTCTTAGGAAGAACAGACTGTTTACCAGATGCAGTGTAGTTAAATGCAAACACTAAATGAGGATTTGATTTATACTTCATACTAACAGGCTCAGTACCATATTTATCTTCATCTACTATCTCAATTATTGAAGAATCTAGTGTATTTACAGATATTACATTATCATTAGCAGCATTGAATATAGGAGCTATACTACCATTAGATATAGCACTTGATGATGTATATATAGGATAACCATTCTCATAATCAGAAGATACTGTATTACTTCTATTAAAAGGTAATACTTTATCTATATCTGCATAATAGTTTAAATCCTGTAATCCTGAATTAAGAGGAGCCTTTATTCTAACCATTCCAGCAGTCCATGAGTTAACTGGAGTAATACCAGTATATTCACCAGAATCATCAGTCCAAGGAGTATCAAGATATATATTATCAGCAGAGAATTTCAAGTTACTAATAACCTTTCTACCAAGTGCTGCTGGTCTTGTGTTTCCATCTGTAGGAACACCAGCATTAATTAGTGAGCCATTTCTATGCCAAGGATAAATCATCCACAGTCTTTGACCTAATACTAAAGGTGTAAAGGTAGTATATTTTAAACTGTCTGCCCAAAATAAACCTGAAGAGATTTGTCTACCACCTTCACCAGTAACAGAATAACTCCACATTCTAGTATTACACACTTTACCCTTATAGAATCCAAAAGCTTTAGGTGCTAATGAAGGTGTAGAAGTGGTTAAACTAATATCACTCAATGTATTATTAAGTGCTACTGCACCTATAATTCTCAACTTATAATCAGCATTAACTAAGTTCTGTAGGTTATCATTAAACTCCACTTCAGGTGAATGCATGGTAACTATGTTATGATCTACAAGGAATTCAGACATACTTTTATCAGTATATTCACCTGGGTCTGTGCCTGTAGGAATATAAGGAGCTACACCTAATGCTGTCTGTATTTCACTTCTAGTTAAGTCATTTACTGATGCTGAGCCTATAGGACCATTGTGATAGAAGTAAGGTACTTCACCTTTACTACAATCATGTGCCATAGTTCCATATTCATTAACCCATGAATCATCAGGCATAAAAGGTCTTGTAAACCATGATGACTGTGCAAATGGACTATTATCTAATCTATCTTTATAGTTAGCTACAGTAGGACATAATATACCTTGACAGATAACATTTCTATCATTAAAGTCTGGGAAACATACTACTCCTCTAGCCTTAATATATCCTAGGTCTTTAATAGCTTGTACAGTAGCTGCGTCATTGACTGTAACATTAATTGCAGATGCATAAAGTATAAACTGATTTAGAGAGTTATGACTCTCATTTCTTTCAGTACATTCATAGTCTCCTACAAATACTACTTCACTCCATTTACCTTTGGTATCTTGAAACTGAATACCTACTCTATATACTTCACCTTTTTGAAATCCCTTAATCTGATTAGAGTTATAATTAAGCTGATAATTAGCTCTGTACATATCTCCTAAATCTGATACATCAGTAAGAGTTCTCTTGAAGAAGGTTACACTAGCATTCTTCTTAATTTGATACTGTAAGTCAGTAGAAATTAACTCTCTCTTAATAGTATAGTTACCTAAGAATAAAGTATTATCCTTTTGCTCCATAGTATAAGGAGCTATCTCTTCACCACCTACATATAAAAGAATAGTAGGGTCCACACTTTCTCCAGTAGTGCCAGTATCTACATATAACTGGGTTGTAGTAACTAAATCAGCAACTACCTTTACTTGAGGAGTAGCATCTATAGATGTTCTATGTATAGAATATATTCTCACATAATCATAAGATGTATCAAGATTGCTAAGTTGTATATTAAATGAACAGGTTACAGTATCTTCAGGAGAAGCTCCTCTATCTTTATGTGAGATATAGAGAAGAGGAGAAGTGCTAAATATATTAGTTTCCTTACCATATTTATTATAGTAACTAAATGCATATTGAATAACACCTTGACTAAAAGTACCACTACTATTTACCTTATCTACATTAATTGTGGCATTAGTATGTATAGTTCCTATAAAGTCAAATTCATCTGCATTGATATACACATCTTTAGTTATATTCAACACTCTAGCCTGATTAATACCATCTATCCAGTAGACTTTCTGTATATCTTCATTCTCATATATACCTAAGGTTTCTACAGGATGCTCTACATCAAGGTTAAGCTGTCCCATAAAAAGAACTGAGGAAGTGAATTTCCCATCCTCATAGATAAACTTATATATTCTATCTGCTATAGAATCCTTAGCAAATATAATAAGAGTATTATTAAGAATACAGCTACCTAAGTAAGTACCTACTATTTCATGATTAGAAGGCACTTCTTTATTACCTTTCTCATTAGTAACTGAAAGAAGAGTATTATTATCTCTTGCAGTTATTCTTATATTCAAAGCATCAAAGGCATATTTAGAGTTAAACTTACTAACAGTAGTATCCCTACTCATGCCTTGGATTACGTGTTGAGAAATTTTCATTGCCATTATCCGTGTGATTTTATAAATTCCTTGTTACCAAGTGGTTTAAATCCTTTTCTAAATTCATTAGTTCTTGGTATCATTTGATTTAATATGTTACTAATTGCCTCCATTTCAGATACTGATGGTAATGTAAATTCCATATTACATTGTCCAGCTGACCAAGCATATTCCTGTTGTACATTCTGTAATACTGCTGGAGCTATTTTACCCATATCAAATAGAATAGTAAACCATTCTTTCTTAATGAATAACTCTAGTGCTTTAAGAAATACTGAATTATCAGGAATTAAAGGTAATCCTTCATCATCTACTGGAATAGCTCTATAAGCAATAACTAAATGACCTTCCTTAAATGAAGTATATATAATATTACCTTGAACCTTAAAGGTTCCTTCTTGTCTTTCAAGGAATCTCTTATCATCATGTATTAGATGAAAAGTATCAGTAGTAGTCCTAAGAGAAGTGTTATTCTTAACATCTTTCACTTGTCTAATAGCTATTAGATCACATGGAAGTTTTGCTCTATAGTTCTTAATTTCTACAGTTTCAACCTTATCATAGTAAATAGGTGGCAATCCCATTCTACCTATGAAATCTACAGTGTACTGTATAATAGATTCAAGAGTTAAATCAACCATTAAAGGATGCCTCATTAACCTACTAGCTATTTCTCTTATATTTGTATATGTTACATTATTTACCATAGTATCTTTTATTTTTATCTAAGTACATAGCTTCAATCTTACCTTCTTTAATCTTCTCTTTAAGTCTTTTCTTTAGCTCTCTATTTACACTAAACTCAAAGAAAGACTTATTACTATAGTTAGCTTGACCTCTATTATAGTATATTTTAAATATCTCTCTTTCCTCAACTCTAACTAAGGTCTTATTATTATAAGACTCTTCATCATCATACCATAATTTAAGTGTTCTATCCCAATCAATAGGTAGATTAGTTACAAGTTCACCATTAGTATTTAACCTAACTTCACCAGTAGCCTTTCTAATTTCTAATCTACCCATCCTATGAGGGAAGTTAATTTCTTCACCTTTGATTAGATTATCAGCTAGTAAGTTATTAACTCTTCTAGTGATAGCAAAGTACTGAGACTCAGTTAATATATATTTAGGGTCAGAAGGTTTGTTCTTTCTATAGTACTTATAACCATCATAAATACCAAGTGAACCTCTAATCTTATGAACTCTGGGTTTATCTAACTTTAGTAATCTATTTCTGAAACTTTCATAACTTTCCATTATTTAGTACTTACATTAGACAAATTATCATTAGCATCATTTACCTTATCTTCAGGAGAATATTCAGGACCTCTTAACTCTTTAACTACAAGCTCTACTAATGGTGGAACTAATGCAGATTCCAAAGGAAAGTCAGAGTCAAGTAACTCACATATTTGACCATCTTCATCACATTGTAATCCAAAAGTCTCTTCTGCATCAGAGAATAGTGCAGTTATTCTAACCTTTTCAAGATATAAGTACTGAGGATTACTAGACTTGAAATAGATGTAATTATCAGGGGCTAAAGAGCAATATATAATATTACTAAGGTATTTATTAAATCCTACATATTTCATTCTATCTCTTGAAATATAAGTAATCTCACCTTGATAATAGTCTACTGGATATACTCTAGGCTGCTTAATACCCATCATAAAAGGAACCTTCTTTGTAGTTCTAAGATACACTCCACCCTCACATGGCTCACCAGAGATTGCAGGCACTTCCATTAAGTCAAGGCATATAGTACTAAAGTTACTCTCAGGTATAAACTTCTTTATATCTGAGTATCTTTGCTTTAGTAGAAAGCTTCTGTACTTACTGATTAAGAACTTTATATGATCCTCAGTATAGTAGGAATCATCACTAGAAAGCTTTAATTCATCAGAGCACATGTATATAATTTCTCTCCATGTCATATCATTACATATTTAATTATACAATTAAGACCTTGCAAATATAAGTAATTAAACTCACATACGCAAGGTCTTTACTGGTTTTATTTACTGGCTATAAGTGTTATACTTCTATTCTAAGTCTATAGTCTTCAGTATCCCTGATAACATTATCTTCAGTTATTCTAGTAGTAAATCCTATCTTAGTCTTATGTATAAGACTATCATGATTAACAAATTCTGGATATCTTATAAGACAAGTAGTTCCACTTAAACAATAGATAGCATTTATTATAGCTCTGAAATCATCTTCATCTATGTATTCATTAAATACATGAAGCATCTCATCTAGTGTAAGTAATGCTATTAACTTCTCTACATCACCATAGCTTTTATAACCAAACTTTGATAAAGCATTAAAGTATCTGTAAATAGCATCATAAGATACATTATCTATTTCATGCATAACAGCTACAATTAGTTACTACTGGTTTAGACATCTTGCCTTTGAAGAACTTATTCCAATAGACAATAGCCTGAGGATAATTACCAGTTCTTATACATAACTCAAGTGCCTTCAACCTTAATGAAAAATCAATAAAGTTCTTAGGTATCTTGCACTCATTAATTAACTCTTTAACTGACTTCATCATACTTTGATAGTATGGATATAAGTTAGTTACAGTACCCATTATTTGAGGGCTAACAGTACTCTCAGGTGCATCAGCTGATGGTTCCCCTGTAGTAATTACATACACAAAGAACATAGTATCATTAAGAGTACTTAGGTTCATGTCTCCTGCTTGTAGTACTAGTCTTACATTCTTCTTTTCATAGGAACCATAAGTAAAGCAATATGATTGATCCTCTTCTTCAAGAACAGGATTACAATTACATTGTTCAGGTATAGAGTAAGTTAAATCATAGTTATCACCTACAATATAAGTGTAAACAGGATTACTACTAGGACCATTAAGAATGTATGTATCTTGTGTATCTATAACTACACTATCCAATAGTACATCATTATAGAAGTCCTGACTATCTACAGAAGCATCTATAATAAGATACTTACCATCAGAGGTTATACGAAGTTCATTGAAGTGTATCATGATCTTAATTTTTAGTGATAAAAAAAGAGCATAGTTTTTAATCTATGCTCTTTATAATTGTAAACTCAGTTTACAGAGTAGCAATAGTCAAACCACTTGCAGCATTGATTGCTTTAATGAGAGCATTCATTGTAGTGTGACTGCCATCATCTACAGCTACTAATGTCAGTGTTCTAGGAGACTTCTGTACATCTTCTGCACCACCAGCCCAGTAGTAATTGATATCCAATACATCATACTTCTGAGTTGGGTCTACCAAATAAGTAGTATGAATAACATTGGGCCATCCCATATTTCTGTACAAGTCACCTCTAGCACCCATGCAGAAGTATTCAAGGTCTGCAATTTCATGACCATCTTGAACAGTGTTAATAGGAGTAATAGTAGTTACTGTACCCCAGATTCTCTCATCACCTTCATAAGTGATATTAGTAGGCTGAACTGCAAAAGGAATATAGCCCTGAGGCATTACACCAAGAATCCAATCTTGAGCTACCTGTTCAATCTGAATACCAGTATAAGTACCAGTTAGAGTTGTAGGGTCTGTATCAATATCTACCTTAGTATAAGTTTCACTACCAGAAGCACCTGATACTAAATAGATTGTTACTAATGGAGTAGCTTCTCTTGCTAAGTTCTTACCTAAAGACAAAGCCAAAGCCTTGTAGAAATCTGATGCTGACATGCCACTAACTGCATGTACCATACCATATTTCCAATACTGGTCTTCAGGAGATAAACCTACATACTGTCTGAAAGCAAGTCTCAAGATATAATCTTGACCAGCTACAGGAGCACCACCATTGATATTAGCATCCAAAACTACTTGGTATCTATCTAACTTCTTAGCCAGAGCTTCAGAAGAAGTAGCCTTTGCATAAATCACATTAGGAATATGAATCTTATCACTAGATTCAACAAGACCAGCTGGGCTATAATACTGGAAATACAAAGTAGTCTTAGCTGTATCTGCCTTAGGCAGAATATCACCAGCAGTTGTTAACTGATCTATTGCAGTCCTCGGACTTTTTGCGACATATAAATGTCTTACTTGATTTACTGAAAATGTTGCCATTTTTAATTCAAAGTTTAATTAAACATTGTGCTTATTAATAAGCTATTGATTATTCTCTTTACTTGCATATTGTGCTTTACTTGAAAGAGCTAATCTAACAGCTCTCTCTACTATCATATTATGTAAGCTATCATCTAACATACAATCCATAGCAGTAGAATATCCACCAATCTCTAAGTCTCCTATATCAACTAATATGATAGGAGTTGGTTTGCTTAGATAAAAGCAATGATACTTACTCATGTTATATTTAGATATTAGCCTGATAGAATCATTAATATCTATTCTAAGTACTCTATTATCTGAAGGTCCTTTAAATGGATTCTTTAACACCTTATATAACTCATCTTGTCTAATAGGAGTTATTAAGGCAGTCTTACCATCTTTACACCCTAATGTAGGGTCACTTAGAATACATTCTTCATAGGTTATAAACCATACATCAAGAGGTAATGTAATATTAGCCTCCTTTGCAGGAGTAGCTATTTCATTATTAAACTCTTTAACTGCCTCAACTAGAAATCTCCTAGCTTCTTCATTAGATTCAAATGAAATACCAAGGTTGTTTCTACCATTATATATCTCTAATACAATATCCTCTTGAGCTTTAGTTAGATATACAGACTTCTCATATTCATCAAGTACAATAGCTACATCTAGTGTATAAGCACTAAGAAGAACATCCATCTCATTACTCATCTCAAATCTATTCATAACTATTCACTTCTTTGACCCATTTGAATACTAGTATTTACATCTCCTGTATAAGCAGCCTTAGCTATCTCTACAGCTCTTTGAAGTATTTCTTCATGTATGCTTGAATCTAATTCACATTCAGAAACTGTACTAACTCCATTAATAGATGTATTATACTGAGTAAGGTCTTCTACTATAATAGGAGCAGGTCTTTTTATATATCTAAATGTTACTGTTTGTACAGGAGGGTTTGATAATACTTCAATTGTACCTCCAACTTCAGTATGATTACCTTGTATCACCCAAGCTTCAGCTTTTGGAGGATACTTGAAGGGTTTCTTTAATGCAGCATTAAATTCAGCAGGTGTGAGATATTTAGGCATTAAAGGAGAGTACTTCATAAGATCAGTATGAAACTGCTCATTTAAAAGTATGAATGCATCATCAGGAATCTTAAATACAACACTTCTACTATCTAACCTATACACTGGGTCTAGTGGTATAAGTTGAGGAGTTGCTGATGTCTTAATTAAATTCTTAAAGTCTGCATCTCTTTTAGGTGAGTCACTGAAACCCTCTTGGTACTTATTACCTTGAGGGTTAAAGTGATTCTTTATAATCTCTTCTTGACCTTTTGTTAAACAAACACTAATCTCATAACCATTTAAGCCTGGAGCAGCATTAGAATCAATGTTATTGTATAGGACATTAAACCTATCAAAGAATTCTGTTACATTCATTATTCTTTCAGTTTAGCTTCCAAGCTGAACTTAATAGTCTGGTTCTTAGGTGAAGCTAAGAACTTAGCTGCCATATTAAAGGTTGGGTCTTCTTTATTACTACATAAAGGACTATTATCTTCTCTTAAATAGAAGAAGCCTCCTCTATTAGCAATAAGTCCACCTTCAACTGCTCTCTTGATAAGTACCTTAGTAGATAACAGAGGGTCTGTGATAACCTTTAAGAACAACTTAGCATCAGCCTGAATGAGTTTATTAATCTTAGTTTGCAAGAACTCAATCTTAGTATTAAGGGCTAATGGTCTACCATCAATAGTTTCAATGATAGTTCTAAGAGTATCTGCATCCTTTTCATACTTACCATATTCCATATAAGCTTGCATTGTAGCTGACATTTCCTGTCTAGCATTTGAAGTTTCTTCACCTTCTTTGATAATTACATACTTATATGTAGCCTTAGGCATATCTTGTAATGCCTGAAGTGAAGGAGCAATCTCATCTTTATTAGCCAATAATATCTTATATTTGATATATTGCTCAGGGTCTGATAGATCAAGTATATTATCTTGTTTCAATAATCTAACTTGTTTATTAGACCAATAATTGTTTTCTTTCTTATAAATTGAAAGAGCATTAAATTCAAGACCCATTATGTCTTCAAGGAATTCTTTCTCATCATCAGTAAGAATATTAACTAACTTACCAGATTCTAATTGAGGAACTGTGAAATACTTAACTGCATTTTCAGCCATACCTCCATACAGAATATGCTTTGGATTAGTTACAATACCACTTTCTTTGGGTACATATCTTACTATAACTCTTTCATTCCTAAGACAATTAATTGGTTCATTGATAACTGCCTCTTTATTTCTACCTCTTCTTACAGGTAGTTGTTCCTCAACTTCCTCAGGCATCTGAGGTACTATAGTCGTTTCACTATTAATAGTTTCTAAGTCAAGTTCTTCTTCTTCTACTCTCTTACTTGCCATATTTACTTCTCCATTTAGTATTTAAAAAAAAGAAAAAGGAGGAGTGTTAATCCTCCTTTTTAGTATTATTACCCTTGCAGGATTGCAGGAATAAGTGACATTGTTCTAGTTGGGTCTAATACCAATGTACCCAAAGTTGCCATTCTGTGAATTACAGCTGAATCCTCATCATAGGACATATTAGGATTACCCATCTGTCCAGTATAAGGATTTCTGAATCCCCATTGATAACCTCTAAATTCAGTTTGACCCTTGATAGCACACTTCTGAATATTAGGTTGATCCATAGTACCAATGTACCAAATATCAAATCTATAAGAGAAAGCTACACCACCTTCAGGATGCAGAATCTTATTTCTTACAGGATCATCATAGAATGGGTCAACATCAAGAGTAACCATTACACCATTAGGTGCTCTCCATTCAGTTACCTGATAGTCAGTTACTGCAATTGCATTCTGTGCAAAGTTACTAGCAACCTTAGAGTAGATAGGAGGATTCTGAGTTGAGATGATAGGCATCCAACCAGAAGTAGTCTTCTTAGCTTCTCTATTGAAGATTAATGCACCTCTTTCACCAGTCTTTATGATGAACTTTCTATCACCAAAGCCTAACTTACCAGCAGACAGTTCATACAATGCATCCAGTAACAACTTCATTAAGCCATTAGTATCATTGTAGTACATAGTATTAGCTACTTCTGTCTGTTCAAAGATACCAGCACCAGTCTTAATTACATTACCAGACTTACCAAAGTTCATGTATTCACCATTGATATTTCTGTTAGAAGTACCAAAAGCCATTGCATTGTTCTTATATTCAGAGAACTGGCATTCAACTTCCCACTCAACATAGTGCATCCACTTATTTGCAGTGTCCTTAACTTGTCTACCTGATTCATCTCTACGTACCATAGGAATACCCACAGCAAGCTTTCTATCAAGATTAGAACCTGGTTCCTTGTGTTGGATTCTAATAGTAGTCCACTCATTTCTCATAGAAACAGGACTAGTGAATCTAACATCACCAACCTTTCTAGAGAGTTCTCTTTCAACAGGAGCAAACTCTACTGAGTATCTTTCACCAGCAAGCAATCTTTCTACAGGAATACCCTTGCTGTTACCACCCATAAGTTCTACCTTATACACACAGTTAGTACCTTCAGGTCTACCATCACCAAGAATTCTCTGAGGATATACTTGATTCAAGTTACCTACAATAACTTCACCATCTGCAAACCAGTCTTCAGGGAATACAAGATAGAAAGGAGCACCTCCAACACCAACATTACCTACAGTAGCTGATGTAATAACAGTACCATTTTCATCTCTAGCTTCTACCAGAGGAATATTTCTTCTTGAAGAACCAATAACATCCCAGTAGTACTCACTATCATCGTCAAATACCTTAGTAGGGAATGAATTAAGGAATGTATCAAGTGTCTTTCCTCTATGGAAAGCTAACAACTGAACCATAAGATTAGTTGCCTTTTGTGGTGCACGTTGAAATATAGCACCTAAGTGATTTTCAGTAGTCAACCCTTTCCAGTGTTGAAAACCAATCATTTGGAATTTACTTAATTTTCCAGCCATGTCTTAAACATTTATAAATTAATCAATCTCATTTACACATCAATATCGTAGTCTGAAACCTTTGATTCTGAGTCATCACTTACACCTGACATGAAATTAAGACTTCCATCTGTATTTCTTCTAGTAGTGTTGATAGTGTGTTCCAGTTCTCTTAGGCTCTTTCTAACTTGCTTTTTAGCAGCTGGTTTAACCAACTTATCTAAGTTTGTAAAGCCATCAGTTAATGTAAAGAGTACTCCCAACTTCTTTAAGAAGTCTGGTCTATTATCTCTTTCATACTTTTGGACTGCTGTTAGATACTCACCAGTTTCTGGGTCTCTATAGACAGGCTTACTAATAGAGTTGTAAACTTTCTCTCTTGTAGTTTTATCCAACTCTAACCCTTCAAAGACTTCTTTATCTTCTAAAATAGACTTCTTCAAGTCTGCTGCCTCTTTCTTAAGTCTAGCTTTTTCAGCTTCTTCTGCCTCTCTAGCTTCAGCAATAATATTATCATATTCTTGCTTAAAGTACTCTTTATTACTTGCTAGTGCTTCCTTAGCATCTTCAACATCAGAGCCTGAACTAATAGACTTTTGAGTCTCTCTTTGTGCTCTTTCTTTGCTAAATCCTCTATTAAGGAAATCTTGAAAGATAAGTTGTTTTCTCAGTTTTTCACCTTCAGCAGATTCATCAATGATAGCATCTTCTGTGATAGTATTAAGGTAACTGATTGTTCCTTCATACTTTCTAACTTCATCAGGTTCTATACCCACTTGAAGTGCTTCATCTATCCTCCTTTGTCTTTCATCAAGTTGAGCTTTAAGTTGAGCTTCCATAGCTTCAGCAAAGTCTTCAGGACTTTCAATCTTACTTAAAGTCTCATCATCAAGGTCTGAGAGAATACCTTCTTCTTTCAAAGCACTGGCAATGGAAGAGTAGAAGTTAGTTTTGGGAGAAGCACCAGTCTCTTTAGAAGAGGTACTCTCTTTGCCTTTAGTATCTACTTTCTCACTACCTACGCTCTCTGATTCATCAAATAGACTTTCAGGGTCTACTTCAGGAATCTCAGTAGTTGTTTTATTATCTTTATCTTCTTCCTGTTTTTCAGGTGGAATAACCTGTGTTTCTTCACCCCCATCATCAGTAAATAGGTTATCAACCTCATCTGGTGACAGGATATTACTCATGTCTAATCCTTCCATAATACTCTTCTCCATTAATTAAACTATGCAAAGTTCTGAAAAATATTTCATATACACAATAGCATAAGTCTAACAGTAGTCTTACTATAAGTAAAACACTTAACAAAGTATCAAAATAAAAGGGTGTTAGTTAATAATAACCACACCCTTTAATCTACTTTTATTCCACTGTTAACTCAATGTCTTCTCCATCTATATTAGCTTGTAATAGCAACTTCATTAGCTTATTGAATGATGCTGTACTATTAATAACCTGACCTTTGACTTTGTTCTCTCCAACAAGGATACATCCAAGGGTATCCTGTGGTTTGTTTCCCACATGTATGAGTACACCTTCAAAGCCTTTAACATTCTCTAGTCTAGGAAGAATACCCTTATAAGGTATAGCCCATGATCTATCTTTGAATTTAGGACTTACTGTGTTCATATTTAACTTATAAACACCTATAGGTATTGCTGTCTCTCCATATACCTTCTTAGCCTTAATCTCTTCAAGTGACATTTGACTAGTTAATCCTCTGTCAGTATCTTCTAGTGTATCACATAGATAAGTATCATTAACATACATCTTACCTATAGAGTATAAAGGTCCTTTATATGTTCTTTTTACTTTAACTTTCATATTAGTTAGAATTAGCTTCAAGTGTGATAGCCTTAGTAGTATTAGTTGTAACTACTTCAGTACCTCTTTGAGTTTTATAACCTAATTTAGATACTACCCAATTTACTGTAGCACCCTTGTAAGTCTTAATGCTAGTACCCACAACTCCATTAATACTAACAGAGGCATCTGTTGGAGTTGGTGTTATAGCAAAGGTTACTTTATCTGTAATTAATGACACCATATTACCATTAATTCTTTGCTGTACATCAGCAATTCTATCTACAGCACTGCTGTCTCTAATCACTAGAATCTGACCTTCTGCAATTAAGTTAGGGTCTCCTTCAAATACATTATAACTTATTAGTCTTTTCATTATTATCTAATTTAGTTTTTACTTCTTCTCTAACTCCTTCTATCAGCTCTTCAACTGCTTTATCATCCATATACACTCTTTTACTACATCCCTTGGCTAAGCAAACATCATTTACTATCTTGCTAACAACTTTTCTTAGCCTCATAAGCTCTAATCTATTTTCCTCACTTATTTGAATGTATTCCTCTAGCTGGTGTGTATAGTCTGTAACTAACTTCTTATAGAACTCCAGCTGTTTAACTAAGTTATCTAATTGGGTGCTATCAACTTCTGCATTAGTTTTATTAACTTCTGCATTATTCTTTCTTCTAGATAATGCCCAAGTAACTATACTATTAACTAAGTTGGACCCTAGTACTAAACTTATAATTTGTACAGTATCCATATTACTTTATTTTATAATTTCAACAAATTTCTGTTCATCAGTTTCTACATAGGGATTGTTTTCCTTTACAGTTACATTTAGTACTGTGTGTCGCTTTTGAAACCATCTAAATAAGAAAAACTTCTTAGGCGGGTTCACAGTTTCTTTCTTAGATTCTACAAATAAAAAACTCTCTAACTTAAACTTAGGAGTAAATTTAATATAGTTAGGGTACTTCATAATTAAATGAGTGTTAGCCCACTCATCTCCAATAATAGTATCTAACTTGAAGGATTCTACAAATACAGTGTCTTTTAATATAATACTATCGGTCTTCTCAATATGAGAAAGTTGATATTGCATTTGTTTAATCTTGCTATCTTTAATATTTAACTCCTTCCTTACTTCATTCATCTTGATAAGTATGGAGTCTTTAAAGTAGTTAAGTTGATCTATAGTTAATTTGAATACCTTATTGCTATTATTGAGACCACTTAATTGTGAATCATAAGCCTTTATATTCTCAATAGAGGTCTCATATTTAACAGTCAACGTTCTATTCTGATGTACCATATAGATGAGTGAACATACTAATAGTACTATCAATCCAATAATAAACTTCTTCATATACTCCTCTATTTAATTTGTGCAAATATACTAAAAAGAAATGACCTAGGCAATAGTCTAAGTCATTTGCTTATCTAGAATAGATTGTTGAACTAATAAACCTAATTGTGAACATTACAAGTACTTATAGGAACACCAACTTTTGAATTAGTTCTATCTGCACCTATGTAATTCATTACAGTGCCTGAACTATAATCTATGTAAGCTCCCTTAGCTGAACTTGGTTGTATTCTAGTACTAAATATAGGACCTTCATCAATCTCAACATACATTGCAAAGAACCTTCCATAGTCAGACAGCTCCATTTGGATATTCTCAGAGTCAGTACCAACTGCTATGATATTAGTAGTATTAGTAAAAGTTTTACCAGCTGAACTTGTTTTGTTCATAGTGAAACTAGTTACTGGTTGAGTAGTTGTATATCTCTGATAATATGTACCACTTGCTGTTAATGTAGAAGTATCTATGTCTATTAGAAGAACCTTATAAGCATTCTCAATAGCAGCAGAAGATACTATTGTGTAATCAAATGTAGTAGTACTATCTTGAGTAGCATATATAACCTTCACAAGAATATTATTATTACTACTTTCCTCCCTTTGAAGGAAGACATCTAGCTTAATCTTATGAGTGTAATCATAAGCAGAAAACAGTTGAGTTTGGGTTAATTCAGTTCCTGGATTATTTGCTAAGGCTACTTTAAATTTAATTAAAGTACCAGACAAATCAACTCCTGTCTTATAAAAAGCTCTATTCCTAAGATAAGAGGAGTAGAAAGCTACATTACTTCCTTCAATAGGAAGTAACAACTTGAAAGTACTATCATACCATGATTTAGCACCTTTATTATAATCTCTATCTATTGTTTTTATAACAGTTCCCATATCAATAATACATTAAATTTATTATTTTACTAACAGGTATATCAGTCTCAACAACATTATAATTATAATTAACAGCAGAAGTTTTTATATAAAATAAAACAAACAGTTTATTATTAATTACTTGAAGACTACAATAACCGCAATCTCTTGATAAAACATCTCCATAATATTTCGCATTATCAATATAAACTTTACCAGAATCATTCATTAGAGCAAATCTACAAGGAGTATAATAATTCTTCCAATCTCTACCCATAATTACAGCAACATCATCATTCAATAATATTGCATCTAAACCATCATAAGCAACATCATCAATAGATGTAAATAATTCAAATTTAGAAGTAGAAGTATTATATTTAAAGATAGGAGTATTTTCTCGTCTTGCATCTTCTCTAAATGCTATATAAAAATTAGTATCACTAAACTTTATAAAAGCATGTTCTGTATAAACCATTCCATTATAAGGAATAATATCAAAAGTAGTTATATGAGTATTATTTGTAAAATCTCCATCAAAGCTAAATATATAATTTGCTTTACTTGAAGCATAACAACTAAATAAATAAGCACTTCCTACTTTAATAATATTACCTCCTATAATCATAGAATCAGTAATAGCATTATCTTGATAACTATTAACTAACGATCCATTATTTAATATAGGTACTTTAATTTGATTTACTATACTTATATTGTTAGAAGAGTCAACAGATACTTCTAATAACATTGTAAAAGATCCTTTAGTAGCTGAACTATCAGAAACAGTAACAAATACACCTAATAAAATATTAGAATTAAAAGGAATTGCATAAGCTGTTCTATAAGATCTAAACATACCAGTAGAATCAGAATTAGGTAAAACTAATTCTTTTTCATCAGACCAAGTATCTCCATTATTAGAAGTATATTTATAATATAAATTCTCATGTACTCCCGGAGTACTTGTATGACTTGCTGCTCGATAATAAAAACAATATAAAATATTATTATGAATAACAGAAGTTGGAAAACCAGCAAATTCTCCCGTAGCTAATCTAACAGAACGAATACTTCTAAATTGTGGAAGAATACTATAGTTACTATCAACTATCTGATAATCAGATATAACCTCTTTTGATAGATTGTTTACATCTAATACATCATATGTATTATTCAAACAAAGACCTTCTGAGGATATAGCATTAACACCATCAAAGTACTTGAAAGTTCCTTGTAATTCCACATTCTGAATCTTATATCCAGAGGGTTTAATAACTGTACTATTTCCAACTATAACCCCATTACTAAAGCTTCCACCTTGGAAGTCTAAAGTACATCCTGTTGGAATAGTAAGTACTGCATTACCTAAATCAATGTCATTTACTATCTTATAAATCACATTAGATTTATTAAACTTAGATTGTTGAGCAGCTTGTATATTAGGATACACAACTCCAGAGGTAATACTTTCTGGAGTAGAATTACTATCTGTAGCAGTAACAGAGAAAGACTGTATGCTACTAGCATCCATTAGTGCTTTAGTAGTAACTACTCCTGTAGAAGCATCTATGCTAAAGTAGTCTCCACCTGTAGCTAAACTATAGGTATAAGGAGTAGTTCCTCCACTAGCTACTGCTGTAGCTACAGTACTCCCAGCAGGATATGATGCAGCTACTGCTGTTTTATTTATTGTTATATTTAATGCCATATCATTTAATTTGGTTACAAATATACTAAAAATTTCTCATATGTGCAAATAGGAAGGACACTTGAAGTGTCCTCCCATTATACATTAAGTTAATGCAGTTCCATCAAGATTAGTCCATGTACTGCCATTCCAAAGTATTTTCTTTTTTAAAGTACTATCATAATATTCAAAACCTTCATTTATAGAAGCTAAAATAGGTCTATTGTCAGTAGTTCCTTTAAGTAAATTAGAATAATCTATGATATTTTCAATTCTCTTTCCGTTATAAGTTATAATATATACTTTATTTTTTAATTTTATATAATAAACTCCACTGATATTAAATACTAAAGTAGTATCAGTAATAGAGACATCTGTATCTATTAAAGTTATATTTGATTCTTTATTAGTAAAAATTGCTTTAGTAACATAATCTTGAAAAGCACAATTATTAAATAAGATTTTAGAATTAAATAATACTACAGTAGAAGTATTTTCGGCAGTAGTAGAAAGAAATTGACAAGCATTTAATACAACATTACTATTAGATAAAAGATTTATCCATGATTTAGATGCTTCTGAGCCACAACCATTCATTGTAACACAACTTTTATCTGCATAAGTATAAGCATTAGTGGTAGCATGGTCTACAGCGCAAGAATTTAATACAGAATAATTTAACCACTTTAAATTAAAACCAGTGTTACATCTATTCACATAACAATTATTAAAACATATAGAAGTACCACTATTTCCTACAATATCATTCAGTCTTGCTGAGTTAAAATTAAAACCTATATTTACATCAGTACAAGTTATTTTTGTAAAATTACTCATCCAAAGTCCGAATACATACATAGCAATCGAACAATAAGTAAATCCAACATTTTCTATTAAGAAATTGCTCCCTTTTATGATAAATATACCATAGTTATTATAAGCTTCTGTAGTACCTCCATAAAAAGCTAAATCTCTTATAGTCCAATAATGCCCTTCTGTTATACAAAAGATACAAGCGTAATTAATATTAACATTTCCTCCATAAGTTGGAACAGCTTCAGTTATATCTGTAGTAATAGAATTAACTTTTTGAATTCTTGCTTTATTTCCTTTAATTGTTACATTATTGATTAATGTATCTAATATTATAGGTTTAGTAATATTATATATTACAGAATTAAATACTATAGGCACTCTAAATGTAGAAGAAACGATAACTGCTTGCTTTATAAAATCAGAATTATCTTCATTAGAGACAGAAGCTCCAACCCAATCTACATAAAAATCAGAACATTTTAGAGAACCTTTAAATATTATATTTTTAAAAATATAATTAGAAGAATTTGCAACTATTGTCGTATTACTAAAAGTAATAGTACCATTACTGAAACTGCCTCCTTGGAAATCTAATGTACAATTAGTAGGTAGTGTTAATGTTATACCGCCAAGATCAATATCAGATACTATTTTATAAACTCTACTTGGATATATAATCTGAGAAGTTGTAAATACAGTATTAACTTTAGACGTTAAACTACCATCAGAATTAGCCCATTCTAAACCATTCCAAAATAAAGGAAGTTTCATATTTGGATCATAAGTCTGATAACCTACAAAATTATTATTAAGAGTAGGAAGGTTAGATATAGCATTTACTTTTAATAATTTAATTACATCTAATGAATCTTCTGGAATATTAGAACTATTTATCGCTGTTAATTTAAATTGAGAAACAATAGAAGTTCTAATAGGAATTATAGTATATTTAATTCCAGTTTTACTTATATATAAAGAAAAAGATGTATCAGATTTCTTCTTATATTTTACATTTATTCCATATCCTTGATAACCACTATCTTCAACAGCATAAAATTTTGCAGAAGCATTTATATTATCGACGACAATAGAAAATTTACAATATTTTTCTTGATACACTATATATCCTTCGATATAAGTAGATTCAATAGAAGAAGTAGTACAAACACAATCTATTTGTATTGTATTTCCTGTAACTTGTCTTGTAGACAATATATTAGAAGCACTTTCTATAACATAAGGAGGATAATCTGTAAATCTATCTTCTAATTGATTAATGACTAAAGCATTAAATCTGTCATTATATAAAGTATAAGATACTAATCCAGTAAGAGGAGAAGTTGTTGCTATTCTCCAATTATTATTATATACAATACTCTGATTTAAATAATTCGGAACTATATTACTATGTTCATGATAAATAAGTCTTGTATATTTCCAAACATTATTATTAAATATAGTATTAAAAGAATAAATTCTTGCATTTCCAATACTAATAGAAGTATTATTATCTATCCTAAAAAACTTTAATATATTAGTATAATAT